CATCACAGTTAACCCCACTGTGACTAGATTGACAGGGACTCAAACCTATCGTCTATCCCATAACTGGCACCCCCTCAAGGATTCGAACCTCAGAATGTCGGAATCAAAATCCGATGCCTTAGACCAACTTGGCGAAGGGGGTAAATTTGGTACCCAGTAGAGGTAACGCTCCTCTGATTCACCCTTATCAGGGGTGTGTTATACTTTTTAACTAACCGGGCATGTTTGGTGGATGTAAGTAGATTTGAACTACTGACCTATTCCGTATGAAGGAATTGCACTACCGCTGTGCTATACATCCTGGTACCCCTGATCGGGTTTGAACCGACAACTGACGCTCTCTCTTGAAGAACCGACTTTTCCTATTTGTCTACAGGGGCATTGATTGGGGTGCTTGATGGGATTCGAACCCACGTATATCGGAATCACAATCCGAGGTCTTAACCGCTTGACGACAAGCACCGTGTATTGGTAGAAACGGTGAGATTCGAACTCACGGACCCTTTCGGATCGACAGTTTTCAAGACTGTTGCCATAAACCTGACTCGACCACGTTTCCATATTATGGTGGGACCAGGGCGGTTCGAACGCCCGACCAACGGATTAAAAGTCCGCTGCTCTACCGACTGAGCTATGGTCCCGTATATTGGTGCGACCGGAAGGACTTGAACCTCCGACTCCCTATTTCGTAGACAGGTACTCTAATCCACTGAGTTACGGCCGCATTCTAAAACACACATAGTACACCCTAGTCAACAGGGTTGCCCTCTTGGCCTTATTTTCCACGATGTATGTTTTAGAATGCCGTGTATCTCTACACGACATGATAGGGTCAATACCCTACCCAGTAGTCTTACTAACATGTTGTCTCCATGCTTTCATGTATACTGTCCGCCCATTCTATACATTTAACGTTGTATTACGGCTCTCGTTGCCTATTCACGTTATCTATCAAGCAATACCAGCTAGCTTGTTAGCTTTCTTGGTAGCCTCTTGAAAGACTTTAGCACGTTGAAGTTTATTTTCTATCAACTGTGCTACTTGTTCCTTAGTCAAAACATGATTGCTAAACCAATCTTGTTTGTTTTCAGAAGTTTTGTATTCTATCTGTTCATCCATTTCTTGTCAAATCCTCTCTGTAAAAGCAAAAACCCCTGAGACTGTTAGTTCCCAGGGGTTAGATAAAGTTGTTATGATGTTAACTTGTTACCTAGTCCCCGGGGTTCTCTCTTGGTTATCATTTGAACCGCGAATACTTGTTGGATATGCTGGTACAAAGGATACACTGGCTAATGACAGCCACTGTCCGGTGTGTTTCAACATGTTACAAGTTTTATTCATCATAGTCTTTTATTTAGTCCTGGGTGCAAAATTTACACCTTTTCTCAATTCATGCTGAAGTATAGCATAGGTCGGAATTAATGTCAACATCTTAGGGTTATTTCACATTTTTGATAGCAGAATCTACATGAGCCTTAAGAGTAGCTGGCCCAAATTTTGATGGTTCAATGTGTTCCGTTGTAAAATATTCAACTGTTGAAGTATCTGTTAAATATTTTTGTATTAAATTACCCCAAAAGATATGTACTTCTGTATTAGTATTATTTGGCAGCACTATAGCAAAACCATCGTTAGATTCCCAATTTGGATATCTTTTGTATAAATCTGTGGTTTCATTAATTTTTACAGTAGTAGCTATCAATACTATTTTCTTAGAATCAATTTGAGATTTTACTATATTGAGTGGAACTACTGCAACATCAATATGCCCTCCTAATAAATCATTGAGTAGAGGATTTGCTCCCTTATAAGGAATGAAGTCCGGCGGTGTTGTTTTATTATGTAAAAATAATTGGTTTAGTGCAATTTTTTGTGCTGGTGCACCAAATGCAAAACTTTTTGTTATCTTTTTAGCTTTGATTTCAACTTCTAAATCATTAATAGTTTTAATTCCACTATTTGTATGTGTGATTACAGCCATTGTCGGCTTGCTAATCATAGAGATGTAATCAAATTGGTAATCGGGATATTTGTTTTTGTACGTAGCAATACCTGCTATAGTAACAAATCCTATGGTTGATCCATTATTTTTTGCGGCCGCGATTTCAGACAAACCAATTAAACTATCTGCACCGGGTTTGTATGTTGGAATAATTACCAATCCACTAGTTTCTTCTATATATTTTTGAAAATGTTTGAATGCAATATCTGTTCCGCCCCCCGGTGGAAATGGTATAATCATTTTTACAGAATTTTTATCTGAATTAAATAACTGGGCTGAACATAAAGATGATATTGTAAGTAAAAATATTGTTATAAATTTTTTCATATGTCGGTTACATAAAAGTATTTTGACGAGGTTACCTCATATACTTGAGGACCCGTGGAAGATTTTTTTGTTAGAAATCTATCGTCAATCATATTTACCCTAGTAACAACATTGTGAAAATATTTCTCTCTAATAGTAGACAATTCCGGATGTTCATAAAACCAAAAGAATTTATCTGTTCTACTAGCACTATTTGGTTTGTCCGCTTGAAATCGATTATCCCAATTACTATATAATAAACTCCTAGACAAATCATTTTGAAACTGGTTAACTATGACTTTTTCTTCAGGTGGCCTAGTTGTAATATTCCATAGAAATTTTTGCTTATCAGGATTTGCTTTATAATATAACGCTAATTGATATGCCTGTTCAAAAGGTAGTATAGGGAAATCAGGCGTCCAATAAAAACACTCAGTATTTTCTGAATCAATGTTTCCACGTCCAGCCTGATCCAAACATACATCAGTAAAAAACATATAAATCTTTTGTTTATGAGTAAACAATAATGGTTTATCTATGCCATATATATGCGATACTTTTTTACTGTTAAAATACAGATTACTATCAGACATTACACTGTTTAGTAAAATACCACCACCCCTTACAAAATTCAATTTTTCAAAAATTTCATCAACATTTAACGTATCAATTGATTCAGTGTAATCTTTAATTGTTATTTTAACGTTTGGTTTGTTTTTTGCCATCCATTCAAGTATCGGTTTAATAGCATAATTCCATTCACTCCAGTAGTTTCTTGCTGAGGTATCACTACTGTTCGGGGAATAGAACATACCATCCATTAATGTTTTGGGCCACTTTACACAAACCTCATCTAGTTTGATGTCATTATCAACAAAGGTGCGTAGTATGTTGTGGCTATCTGCGCCACCACTATAATACAATATCAAATAATCATATGTATCCCTGAGTTGTTGCGCTCTATCTCTATACAACTCATTAAGTGAACGTTTGCCTAACTGAGACCGATCAAAGTTATTCCACACGTTATTGTGATAGTGAAAATTTATTGGAAAGGTAGTTGGGGATGCACTTACTAATGCATCATATTTGTTCAAATATTTTTGATCATTAACTGTCCAATAGCCATATTTCTCTGTTTGAATCATACCTAATAGGAGGTCTATTCAAATATTTTAGGGCCGATGGTAATTCCAACTGCTTCGTTGTATGCATTTCTTATATCCCAGTATGGAGTAAGATCAGGATCTACGTCATATTCGTCAAAATCTTCACGACTGGCCCAAACTCCCTCATAAAACATTTGCAATCCATCTTCGCTAAATGAAACGTTATATGAAATATGCTTACCCGAATCTATATATGTTTGAAGTTTTAATTTAAATTCTGTAGATGATAGTATATTACCATGCCATGGTATATCTACTGATGGTCTTGTATATTGTCTTTTAATTTTAATCATTAACTTACCTCCTGTTATCAATTATTTATCAAAGTTCTAGTTTTCATGGGATTGGCTTCATCTTTGGGGCCTGAATCACTGTCTGGATGAAATACCATAACAGATAAAGAGTCATCGGTTGTCTTAAATCTATGTATGGTGTGTCTAGGTAAATTATATACCTGTCCGGGAATTAAAGGTATTTCTGAATCTTTTAAAGAACATACTCCTTGTCCACTTAATATAAGTATGATACGAACACTAGGGTGCGTATGAAAAGTTTGGTCTGTATTTTTTGGAATAAACAAATAGTTAACGCACGGATCACCGTTTCGTGGAGGATCAATTATATTACTATTACTACAACCATCAATATAACTTAAATGTCCAGGAGTATTTACATTATTCAATATAGTAGCTTTGTCATCAAGACCATTAAATCCCGTGGCATGTATAATAACAATTTTTCCAGTATTATCCATTTTTGATAAGGTAATTTTTTTACGTGTAGTTACTGCAAAACACCCAGAGATCGAAAAGTCGTCAGTATTACATTTTGCATGTGTGGCCATAATAAATTTACAATGACTTGTTTCACTAATGGTATCAATGGCGTCTGATTGATTAGTTACCGATAATATAGTCCTATCAGATATATAAATTGTTTCATTGGTTTTAATTATATTCATTTTAAATAATCTCGGTGTATCTTAACAATATCTCCTATTCCACTAGACCAATTAGTAATATTAGTCCCGTAAGAATGCAAATGGTCAAATAGTAATTTCCAATAATATTGATTTTCAAAATTTAAAGTTTTTATGGGGGATAACAAATTTAATCGATCTTTAATATTTTGTAAAAAATTAGTCTTAGGATCGTAACGATACTTTCCATTTGATATTAATTCAGTACTATTTAGTATATGATACCATAGATTAAAATCTGTACTAAAGAAATTACCCTCACCTTTTTTCTTATAATACTCAAGGCTAAGGTTATATGAAATCTCGCTTAAATGCATAGGTACATATAGATAATTAGGGTCATAATAGGTTATTTTTTCATTAAAAAGTTTTGAATACTTTACATCATTGGTTTTTTCAATATCACCTTCACCTATTACAATATAATAATCGTCAGGTACATGTTTTATTAAATACGGAACTGATGCATATGTTGGAAAACAAATTTTATGTATATTAAAATTATCAATACTTATGTTACTAAGTAGTTCATTGAATTTAATTGTAATCACATTTAGTTTAGTGTTGTATTTTTCAGCTATTTTTCTTACCAACAATAAATCTAATTCGTTTACATCTAATATATGAAGAAAATAATATTCTGTGGATATTTTTTGGTTATAAAGAGACCTGGCAATAAGTTCACTATCTATCCCTGACAAAAATAAAGCAACAGTATTGCAGTTATTATTGATAATTGTATTTTTTAAATTGTTACAAGCTTGATCAATTGCATCAATAAAATCAATTGTGGTTATATCATCAATACCGTCTAACGAGTAACTAAATTCAAAAGAGACTGGATTAAAATTATAAATTCTTTTCATAATTTTTAATTATATTATCTGATTGATACACCGTATTGATATCTAAATTTTTATAAATTTTTAAATCACCACTTAATGAACCACTTCGTTGTCTTAAATATACAATATTTTTTAAACTTTGTCTTTTAGTTTTTTGCATATAAAAATCAGTTCCAATAAAATTACTTACTAACTTTTTAGCAGTAAATTTATACGAATCCCAAGACCCGTAATTTTTAGGCTCATCTGAATACATTGACCACAATTGAAATTCATCTGAACTAAAGAAAGGAAAGTAGTCTTTTTCAATCCAGTCAGTATCAACCTCTGTAGCTATCCTACTAAACAGGAATACTCTATAATAAACATAAATCCATTTCCATGTAAAATTGTACCACCAAAATACATCCCACATTGTATGATCTGTCCGGGGACACGATTCTAAATTTTTAATAAAAACACTTGTCCAAAAATGCGCCGCATTGGCATTAACTTTTTTACCTTCTGTTATAAACTTAAATAACAAATTGTAATTTAATGGGCAAGATAGACTATTGCTGCCGGCAAACATTTCATAACTTTGTTGTATATCGGCGCCAAATAATTGATCATTTAGCTCACCGGATACATATATCATTTTAGTAATGTCTGTATCATTGTAACTGAAGTCACTGTTTACTACATTAAAGTGAGGACGTATAAAAGAATACCACATCTCAGGATTTTCATCAATACTTTGCTTGTTCATAATTATATTAATTCTTTTTTTTGCTTTGTCCACACCTAAAAGTTTAATAAAAGAACACAATACTACACTAGAATCTATTCCACCACTGTACATTAGGTATATTGGTTTATCTATTTGAATCTGTCTATCTAATATTTGTTGAGTTTTTAATAAAGCACATTCTTCATAACTATATGATTGATTATTACTAACAGGTATATTAAATCTGTCAGGCACATATGTATTAATAGGAAATTTAAATACCCGCGACCTATCGTTTAATCCAATATTTTTATCACCAATAATTTTAAATAATTGTTTCCAGTATTCAGACTCTGAAAATTTATTAGCCTGATCAATAAATTGCCGACTTTGATATGCTATTAATTCCATATACGTAATCTTTCTGCAAATTCATGAATCATCATTTCCAATTTTTCTACATCGTTCTCTAATATTATTTGCTCAGTATAACAATCAACAACCGATTGCACCTTAATTAATAAACCTTTGTAACTATTAATTTTAATCTCAATATCTTTTATTGCCTCATGTCTTGGTAATTTCCTATACTCCAAGTATTCTGTTAAATATTTTTCTTCATTACCAGCAAGCATAGATTCGAACAAATGCGGAATATACGGATTTATAAAATATGAACAATGCGATATTGGAGTAGCCACAAGATTATACAAATGTTCTATTACTGATTTTTTTGTAAATGTTAATTCTTTTTTTTGAATGATTGCTGTATTTACTTCAATGTTATCTAATACAGTTATTATTCTGTTTTTATAAAGTATACACATATTTTTAATATTGTGGTCGGTAATTGTATCATAAAAGGTACTATGTATGCCTGCCTTAAAAATTGTCAATACTTCTACATCTATTATGGCGTTTTTGATCGCAGTGGCAACTTTGGAATCTTCAGTTTGTGATAGGATTAGGCTAGTCTTTATATCTACAATGATATGTTTCATAAATCTATTTATATTAAAAATTTTAAGGTAGATAAAAATATAAAATTAAATTAAATTATTAAAACTTTTTTTAGATAGAGATTTGGCAATTTCACTGAAGGAAGGGAAACCGTCAAATTTTGTTTGTATTATTATTCTAGGTTTATCTCCAATACACTTAAAACTATGATAGGTATCTACATCTAACGCATACACGTCTCCAATTTCATTATGTAATTCTTCTATAAATGGAACATTTTCATATGCATATATGTCGGTATTTCTACTCTTACCCAAATTGGTTGAGTATTTGAGGGTTGATATACTATTAATATAATCTTCATCATACCAGCGTACCCAATCATCAAAATTACATGATATGGCAATATTTAATGCACTTTGGCATTTAAAGCCATCTTTATGAATTCTATACCCATGGCCAGGATCTGAATAAAACGCTTTTTGTATACGCCCGATTTCTGAACATTGTATTTTCAATTCTGTATTAATAAACAATTTTAAAAATTCATTGTTGAGATACTCATCAAAATGGATCCATTGGTACGGTATATTTGGTTGTTTTCTTTTTAATATTTCAATTAAAAAGAAGTCAATAGTCTCCTTAGGCAATTTACCCAATTTTAGATATTTCATTTTTTTCTATCATTTCTACTATTTTAGGAAATACAGATTTCCAATCTGTGTTTCTAGTGCCATCAAGATAGTTCATAAATTTTAAAAATTCTTTGATGCTATCAGGTTTATGAAATTCATCACCCGTATGATTTTTTAAATATGTTATAATCATATCTGCTTTTACAGAGTTGTGTTTATTCTCAATATAATACTTTATTAAATCTTGCTTTGATTGATCTGATAATGACGATACAGACAACCGTTCCGGGCCTTCTAAAAATCTTAGATGAAAGTCTACACCAATTGACTTGCACCATTCTTCACTTTCAATAATACTATAGCAAGTTGGAATTTGAAAGCATGTACTGACTGACATTAATTTTATTTTGTTGTTAGAATCAATTTGATATTGTTTTAATTTGTTAATATTAGTTTGAAACTTTTCCCACTTGCCACCAAATCGTATCAACTCATATTGATCTCCTATTGCATCCATACTAGCACGAATATGCACTTTCTTAAAATGACTCCAACGTTGTGCTATCTTATCATTAATAGCACTAGCATTTGTATCATATTCTAACCATATATTTTTAGCATACCCCGATTCAATTAATTTATCAAGCATAATATCGTGTGCAGGAGTGACCATTGGTTCCCCACCTGTAATATAGATATGCTTTAAATGCGGCATCATTTCTTCAAATTTGGGCCACCATCTAGGATCTTCAAACCATTGTAATTCCGGTGGCTCTATCCATTTATTTGTTGTTAAATTTTTGGTAACAGTTATCTTAGTTCCGTGCCCAAATGAGTTAGTATTAAAATAATCAAAATGTTCCTCGTACCATAAATTACTAAACACCGGACTACACATTACGCATTTTTGATTACATAAATTACCAAACCGAATATCTAACGAATTGGGCATCCAATCTACATTGCCCTGCTCATCTATTTTATTTTTTGAATAATTAGATTCAGAAACAACATCATTATTTTCAATATTCATCAAATAAAGTCTACGACTTTTATTTTTATGTTCCCTGTCATGATTTGTGATTATTTCTCTATTTTCACAACAATCGCAATGAGGGCTCCATTTATCAGGATTATTAGTATTAAATAATCTCACCTGACGATGTTTATCGCTATTCATAATATCGTTGATACTATGGGTTAGTATATGCATAATATTGCCATCTTTATCTCTGGCTCTCTGCATATCTAAACTTTTATCTGAATTTGTACCAATTGAACATAATCTGATATAACCATCAGGTAAAATATGCATTCCGTTCCAAACTGTTTTACAAAACATAAATTTCCCTATTATTTATTTAAATCAAATACCATTAATATTAAGTCTTGAGAACTGTTATTATGGTATTTGTGTATTTGCCTATGATCAAAATGATAAAGATAGCCTGGTCTAACCAAAAATAGTGTATCATTTATTATCTGTATCATTTCATCATTACCTGTATAATAAAATTGATAACGATTTATGGTATCCCAATACGGACCATCAGTATCACAATGTGAATATATTTGCTTTTTTGTACCTAGACAAGTTACATATGCTCTTGTTATAATCTTAGAATCTGTTGGATCTATGATTTTTTTTAATCTATCTAACAATAAAAATGTTTCTACAAATTTATCTTTATCTGATTTTATCAAACCTTTTGTGTCCCTGATAAGATGTGATGATATGCATTCTCTTAGTGGCCCGGTTTTAATATACACGGGATTATACGAATGTGCGGTAAATATATTTTTATTTTTTAATATTTCATTATAGCTATTTTCATATCCCTCAACTGTTTCTAACAAGGTTGTAATATTTGGTTTTAAATAATACCCCCTGTGAGTATTCCAAGTATCTTCAATATTTTGTTTATTCATACTTGTATTTAACAATGATAAATATAATTTAATATAATATGTTAATCAAAACTTTATTTAAAATCCCAGATGCCGTTTTTAATCCTGCCGCAGAAGAAATTGCGACTATTGATTGGATCAATTTTAATATTGATTCTGTTCGTGGTAATCGGCCGGAATTTAAAAATTGCCTTACTATACCAATTCGCGGGGTTCGCGGGGTCAATTTAAGAGAAAATTGTAATAGAAGTCATGCAGAAAATTTAACTATAACTGAATGTTATGATAAACCTAAATTTATTGTAATATATCCTTCAACCTTTACTTTAGCTGAATGGATAAGCAAAGAATTAGGTGGGCTTGTGTTAGGAAAAATAATGATAGTTAACTTGTTACCGCATGGTAAAATACCTATACATTGTGATTCAATGAGCCCCGGGGATTATTCTACTGTGTATTCACGATTTCATATACCATTTAAAACTAATGAGAAGGTTCTTTTTTACGGGGATGATAGTTATGATTTTCCTGAACATGTACCATACGGTATGCTAAGCCAATTGAATAATATGGCGCAACACCGGGTAGAAAATCACAGCGAAGAGGGACGAGTTCATGTTATAATAGATGTTGCATTACCCGGTGGTAATTACATATTTTAGACTTTTAAATTATACGAAATTATAATTCTTTTGGTATCAGCTTTGATAAAATCTACCCAATGAGCATGATGAGTATTTAATATTACAACATCTCTGTCATTCATTTGATATTGATAAGAAGGAATATCTTTGGTTCTTTTCTTATCTTTTGATTCACTAACATTAGTTATTGCGTTTGATGAGTTTTTTAAACCTATATTAAGTGCATATTCTCTTAAATCCACATGTGGTGTTACTGATCTTTGACATTCTATTAATCTTACAAATCTGGGTTCAAATGATGCGGTATTGATAAAATGTTCAACAAGTACAGAATTTATGTTTTCATGTTTAATAGTGTTTTTTAATATAGTTAAATTGTCGCAAATATTAATACATTCGTCAGTAAAGAATTTCCAAAAAGTATGACTTGTATTTACTCCGCTAGGGTATATTTGAAAGCAAGGATAAGTTATATTCTTGACTGGATAATGCTCACCATCCGGACCGACTGTTTCATCAACAATGTAATTGTTCATTTTACTTAAAACTGATTCAACATCCCAATCGACTTTAAAATCTTTTCCTAAATGACAAAATAAATCATTTTTATTCATAGCAAAACTTTAAAAATGTTACATGGGTCCCATTCCCACCGTTTACCACTTACACCTTTACCAAAATCATATGACGCAGGTGCATGATGATGATTGTTGTGCCATCCTTGTCCCCATGCTAGATACCCTAATATAATATTATTTTGTGAATTATCTTTGGTTTCAAAATTTCTATATCCAAACCAACCTTTAACATGACCAAACACATTAACTAAATTATCTTGTGTAGATCCAATTAATGTTACCAACCAAAATGCAGTTAATGCTAACTTCCAGTCAAACATTGCAACTAATGCAGGAACTGTCCATAGTATTTTAATACTATGTTTGTGGAAGAATACATGATTTGGTTTTCTTAACAAGTCAACTGCATATTTTAAACCAATGGGGTTATCTTTCTCAGTAACTTTAAAGTACCATCCCACAAACGCAGTTTTCTTATCATATGTAATTGGGCTATGCAAGTCTTTTACAGTGTCGCTATGTGGATGATGGTATCCTCTATGCATTGCCGCCCAAAATATACTTCCACCTTGACCTGCAAATGTAGCAAAGAATAGAATAATATTCTCTTTCCATCTAGGTAAGTGATATGTTCTATGACTGAATACTCTATGATATCCTACAGCGATTCCCAAACCGCAAACTAATACCCACATAATGAATGTTGCAATAAGATAGTATGGAGGTATAACACCAACTACAAGTAGTCCAATTGTAAGTAGCCCAAATATCCATGCAGGAACAAATTGAAACCAAAATGATTTGGATATTGTTTGTAGATAATTCATAAATTTCCTCCAATTGGTAATATATTCCTATATTCTTGTTTTAAATAATTACATCTTACAATTGAATCTTCTGGTAATAGTAGTCTCTTATATAGCAATTCCCATGCATTTACATAAAAACATTTATTTTTTGATGGTACAATGAATTCATCAAAATATCCATAACGCTCATTGTTATATTTACTCCAATGGAATCTTCTTAAAAGTCTAGTATGTCTGCTATGAGTCAATGTATAAAACTTTAATCTTCCATTACTTTCGTTGTATTTTATAACTTCATCTAATACTTCTTTTAATAAATTATTATCGCCGGAGCTTCTATATAAAGTATAAAACCAACTTGGTTCTTCTACACTTTCATAAAATGATATTAATGCTTTTACTATTCCATCTTTCACATAGCCAAACGCATGATAATTATTCAAATCACTCAAATAGTTAGCACAAAATATATCATAAGTTAGTGCATTTAACCCGGTATTTTCTACTTGATATACCTTATCACTATCAATTCCCATATATTTTGAATGTTTAAAAATATCTCTAACAGCAAGTGCATGTTTACTTGTTAATTTAACAACCGACATAGTTTTCCCCAAATAATTGTGCGTACAAATCATCTATAAAGATTCCGTCTAAACTAGATTCTAATCTTTTGGTATGACTTAAATATAATGAATTGTAGGTTTCTCCGTTAAAACCCATCAATTTTTCATAACCGTGTGTTTTTACTTTATCTAAGATATCAGGCATTAATTCTTTAAGAATATCATTCTTAGAACTTACACTAGATGTTTTATAATTATATCGTTCCGTAATTAGCCATTGTATTTTAGGGTGCTCTAAGTAATATCCCATCATTTCGGGAGTATAGCTAAACCATTCATTGACTAATGGAATACCATATTTTAAACTAAATCGCATTGCACTAGCATCTTCATTTTCTCTGAAACAATAATACCATTTACTGCCATTTAGAAAAGTATGTCTACGTAACATCATTTCCCCGCCCATAATTGCCGGTAATTTCATTTGACGAATATGATGATAAACCGTTAAATATGCCATTTGTCTACATTGTATATCTGCGGCAAATTCATATGCTTGACCACTATGATAAAAATCCTTTACATCAAATTCAACTGATTCCAATTTCATACCTATATCATCCGTGATACGTTGTGCTATTTGATAGTCAGAAATGTTGTAATCATTTTTAAATTTAATAAAAACAACTCTAGGGTTTACTCCAATATGCTTAAAGGCTCGCAATACTATTTCACTATCAGTGCCGCCGCTAAACATTACTACAAAATCATTGCCATATTCTTTGTGTATCAAGTCAGCAGTACGATATTGTTCTTCTAACCAATTACTTGTTTTATAGTAATCCAGGTCTATTTTACCTACATTCACTTTAAATTTATCACAAGGTGTCTCACGATTACCAAATAATATATCGCCAATTGAATACGTTAAGTGATTTTTATATGTGAAGTTCATTTCATAAGCGACATTAACTCAGCAACAGTGGATGCTTTTGCATCATCACTTACTTCATTAGCAGTAACTTCCTCATAATACACTTGTAACTCAACTACATCTAATGAGTCCAAACCTACTTCTAAAAGATTATCCGTCGGTGATAATTTAATAGTTTTTTTAAAAAGCGTTAAAACTGCATCTTCAATAAATTTAATTTTTTCTTGGTCTGTCATTTTATGGTCCTATCTAATTCTGCTACATATTGTTCAGTGTAGTATATATTCTTTTTTCCTATGGGTTTGAATTTTCTATAAATATCGGGCCATTGATTAAACATTGCAGGTCTTTTGCCTTCATTTGCCCGTACAAACCATTGATATATTGCACTATTATGTGAGTCTGCTGTGATATACAAATGGTCGTACTGCACCGTATTTTCAATAATTTTTGGAAGAATAAATTCTCCCATGCAGTATTTAGTTCGATATTTTGGATTAATATAGGCCCTAGTTAATGCGAGTGCTATTGTTTGATCTAAGTCATACTCATTGTATCCAGCACTACATACATACTCGCCTTCATCTTCTAGCACGTAGTAACATCCACGATTGTATCTTCCGTGTACATCATTCAATATATAAAAAATATTGGCAGGATCATTTTTGTAATCAGGATGATAATTTTTGATAATATCATTATCTGTTATCTTAGAAAGAGAAACCTCTAACAAGTTCATTACAAACTTATTAGAGGAATCATGTAGCTCATTCAATAACATTAAATAGTTTCGTAATCAACTTTAAAGCCGCCGCATTCTGGGCAGGGAAAATCTTCTGGTAGATCATCCCATTTTCCTTCTGTTTCTTCATCATGTACATGTCCGCAAATTACGCATATATGATCCATCATTCTGCTCCCTTTGTTAGTTCATCTAATTTTTGTTGATATGCTTCTGCATGACGCTTCTCTACTTTAGCAAGTGCGGCAAAACGCTTTTCGGCTTTATTTAGTATTGTTTGGAATTCACTAGCATGACGCTGTGATTCTTCAATCTGATGTTGTGCTTCTTTTGCCGCAAGTAAATTACCTTCAAATTCTGCAATCTCACGGAACTCAGGGTACATAACCTGATACTCATAAGTCTCACCTTCAATTGCCATCTCTAAACATTGTTTAGTATCTGGCTTCTTAATAAGCAATTCTAAATGACCCCAGGCATGTAATAGCTCTTGGTCTGCTGTATGCTCAAAATGTTTTGCAATATCCTCATATCCTTCAGCACGTGCTATTTTTGCAAAATATTTATATTTTACATGTGCTTGGCTTTCGCCGGCTAGTGCCCCTTGTAGGCTAGTTATAGTTTCTGACATAGTTTCTCCTTTGTGTGTAAATCATTCATCAGTGGATTTTAATCCATTACTGTGTTTATCTGTTGTTTTTTCAATATCCTGAAATAAACGTTTCTCTTGTGCTGTTAGTTTATCTTTATGTGACCTACGTGGGTTGCCACATATATAACATTCTTTATTACCACAATCCATTACATGATGTTTTGTTAACCTGTGTGGTTCTTTTACTACTTTATCTTTAGTAGTTAACCCGTGTGCTTTTGCTATCTTAACTTGTTTCTTAACTGCTGTTTCGTCCCGATATCGGCGTTGTGAGTTTAAAAATTTTGCTAATTCATTGGCCATTATATCTCTTTCTATAATCTTCTACTGCGGCTTTGATGGCGTCTTCGGCAAGGATACTACAGTGGATTTTAACTGGGGGGAGGCTGAGTTCGTCGGCAATATGGGAGTTTTTAATGGATGTTGCTTCATCCAATGTTTTACCCTTGACCCAGTCTGTGACAAGGCTTGAAGAAGCAATTGCCGACCCACACCCATATGTTTTAAATTTGGCATCTGTTATTATTCCTGTTTCTTTATTTACTTTTATTTGGAGCCGCATCACATCACCGCATGCCGGGGCACCTACCATACCTGTACCTATATCATCTTCATCTTTACTAAAACTTCCCACATTTCGTGGGTTTTCATAGTGGTCAATTACTTGTGCGCTATAAGCCATATATTAATCCTTTTTGAACATCGTCAAAATCTTTGTTTGAATGTTCTTTGCGAATTCAGGCTGTGGGAAATTCCAACCAATAAAAGCACCCAGTGCTAACCAAAATAATGTTTCTAACATGATATATACTCCTTGTATGTATTGTATTTAGTATTCTTCTTTATCATCAATTACAATCCAGCCTAATTTTAACAAATCTTCTCGTATCTCATCAGTTACACAACTTTCTGGTACAAACTTTTTACCTTGTATATATCCTTCTTGTTGTTCTTTTGTAAGTGCTTGATATTCATCATCATCTAGTATCTTACTATCTTTAATACCACTACAGTACCAATCAATGTAGTCACCCTTCTCTTGCATATCAGCAATAATACCACCGGCATGTCTCCAACTACAACTCCATTTTTTCTCAGTTAATATAGGCCATACATCATTTTTAGTAAAATCATTGTTACACATAGAAGCATAAAGATGTTGTGCGTATACATCATCAGCTTTAGTTTTATCTATAATCCATTGAGTACTACGTAAGTCATACTCCATATTATCTTTTTTCCACTCGTCAGTTTCTTCAAGTTCAAGCCGTTGTTGTTGCCATGACTTATATACTTGAATAGTTCCTTCTACATCTTCTGCCTTTGCAGTACCTAGCTCAACTTCTTCAACTAGTCTTTTAATTTGAAATGTGCCACGATTTGGACTTTTACTTATCATCTTCAACCTCTATCCAAGTATGATCGCCTAACCATTTAACTTTACATATATATTCGTAATCAATCGGCTTACCGGTTGACCAATCATTAGGTCCGTTAATACTCAATCTTGTAATCTGTTTACGTGTGTCAAACAATAACCAATAGATGTTACCATTCGATAATTGAAAATCATACTTTGCGGCATGTACCATATCAGTCAAATCAAGTCTATGCTTAATCTGTTCTGCTTGCTTCTGTAATACTTCAACTAGTTCCATGATTCTGTCATATTCTTGCTTGGCATGCAACCTTGCAACATTTAACATAATGTCTTTATGCTTCTCTACTGGTACTAAATCAAATTTAGGTCCTGAACTTTCTGTAGCGTAGGGTGTTACATTACGATTAAAGAAATGAATCAACGATCCGGAACTAGTAGAATCATAACTACTGACGCCATTAGCTGAATTAGGTTTGTCGCTCATTAGCTATTATATATCATTTTCTGATTTAACTGTAGGCTTTTGGGTAGGCTTTTTAGCCTTACTATAGAATATATGATTGCCAATTTTGGCTACTTGTTTATACGGCCACAATGGATCTACACTTAAATTATGAAAAAATAATGCTGATCTGGGAATTACATCCTTGTATTCATCGTATGCTAATACATTATAGGCTACTTGTTCTGCTTGTTTATATTTTGTACTGTTTTTATTAGGATCATTTTTACCCTCACATACCCAACTAAACTGGCATAGTTTAACTTTCTGTACTTCATCATCTACTAGTTTATCTACCTGAGATGTTTGATATATTACAGCACATGGGTTATTACCAAAACCATGTGCGATTCTATTCATTACTACACGTGCCACTGCCGCTTGCCCATTCAATGATTCACTGCCTGCTTCATAGAATATGTTTTTTGCTAAACAGTTTAATTGTTTTGGATCCACTATTTTTGCTACTTTAATTTCTTCAACAATTGTATTATTTTCTACAGGTATTATTGGCCCAAAAGTAAGAACTAGAGTGACAAATATAATTGCTATTACAATTTTAATAGGTTGGCTTAAATTCATAATTTATCCTTTCTGCTTATTAAACGGTGAGGGATTTAAATATTATCCCAACAATCACAATTGCAACGAATTACTTCGTCTATTGCTTCTTGTACAGAATAAGTTGCAGGTAATAAAATGTCAGATGCATATATTACCGATAATTGAGGTGGTATTAAATTACTATACCTTGAACCAGCAAAACTTCCTGGCTCAACTGCTTCACCTACATCTATTGCCTGACCGTCACTATAATAACGTTCATCAGTTGGATTATAATATCCAGCTGGGATTGGTGATCCAATCTCAGTTGCTAATGTTGCTGGAATACTACCACCCAATGTTCCATTAGCAATTAACTCTGATTCTTGTTGTTTAGTTAATTTGTTATCTATGTTGTTATCTACTGGTATACCTGCTTCTTGTAATCTAGCCTGATTGCGAGATTCACGTAACATTGCCACAAGACTTTGCCCTCCCGCAGTATTATAATCAGCGATAGCTTCCAGTGTCTGTGAATACATATGCGGTTGTGTAAATGTAGCATAACGTGGTATAGTATCTACAAACGCATATTGTGTTGTAGGGTATGACGCTATTGTTGGTTCTCTTAAATTGTCCGGAGAACTATTAGGTACTCTAATTGGCAAACCAGTAACAATTGCACGTTGTTCTGTTGATAATATTTTACCAGTCAATTCCCAATTAGTAATTAACTGTTGTGCAGTTGCCGGTTTAGTATTTTTAATTGATAATATTTCAGCATTGGCAGCATCAATATAATCTTGAACAATACTATTAGAGAAACTTGAGCCACCCGGGGGATATGCTATTGATATTGTAGGGACGGACCCTGATGTGCCTGGAGTAAAATTCAATGTGGTAACTCTACCAAAATTTGTAATGTCAGTGTCATCAGTTCCGATAGTGGCAGTAACAGTAGCACCATTAACTGTAACTACAGGAGCGGCTGCTCCTTCACGTCCATATCCACCGCCCGGGTCAGTAAGTGTTACTCCTGTTGTAGTATATGTGCTTATACCATCATATGTATATTGAATTGTAGCAGTTGCACGTTCCCATGTTACTGCCAAATATAATTGCTTATAAATGTTAAGTAATGTAGTTGTTTGTAAATTCTTTGTTAATCCATCAATATCTATACCAAGATAAGGTAATCCACTCATACATCCTAAGAAATTACTCATGGTATACGTGCCATATGGGCCATTACCTAATGCAATTAATGCTAGTCCTTGACTTGCTAATGTAGTATCAGTTGGAACACTGGTACCACTGACACTCAAATTTTTAGTTGTTTCTAAACTATTAACTACTTGTGCAAACTTTTCAATTGGTATACTTGATATGTTTTTAATCTGTTGAATTGACGCACTAAAACAACCGGCAGCTTTGGCAATATCAGGTGGTAGTATACCATCTAAGTATGAACCAAACCCTTGCGGAATAGCTTGTATTGCTAATGTATTAGATTGTGTACCTTCAGGTGTAATTTGTTCTGTGCTAGATTGGGGAACATTTGTACTAGGGGCAGTAGTTTCATATGCATTGCTAGCAGGACCATCCATATCATTACGCTCTGATACTAATCTATTATTTTGAAAAAAACCAGCCATTATGTTACTACTCCATTTTGTTGGATTGCTGTAGGTGATCTTAGTTGACTGTTTAATCCATCATTTACATAGATAGGATAATATATTTTGCTATTAGCCGGTCCACCAACTGTATTGTATATTGGAACTGTTAATGTTGTATAACTATTAGGAAATAACTTTATTGGATTCAATAAATCAGCTAATGATTCTAATCCCACGGTCTTACAATTTAATGATACTAATACATCTTTTAAATCTTGTCCTAATATAATACCAAACGCGCCGTATATCTTACGTTCTTGTTCTTTTGTCACTGCTGATATATTTCCCAGCATCTGTTCTAACTCGGTTACATTTATATTACTAGCAATCAAAGCAAGACTTACTGATTTAGTAATAGCATTATTTTTTTGTAGTGTGGATAATAAATTACTAGGCAACCCAAATGTAGCAATAGTTTGTAAATTTATTGCTTTACCACTAGCAATTAAATCTTGCCCAAATACAGTAGTTGCTACACTTACACCAGTAATATCACCTGTTATTAAATCGTTCATATTACTATATGTACCATCTAAGAATTCTTGTGAATTGTTTACTGCTAATATAGCATCATTACTAGATTCAATAAAACTATAAGATGACATAAAGCCGGATAAGAAATCTTTATATGCACCGCTATCTGCTGATAGTCCACTATTATAATTAAATTCGTTATAACCTTGCAAAGCAAACAATCTCACATAACCCCAACGTGTTACTTCATTTGTATATGTATAGTTGCTTGCCCAATTAGGATAACCAGTCCAGTTAAATGTTGATGGTGGACTATTGCCTAACGCAGGAATACTTGTAGAACCTATAGATATTAAATTATTATAGGTTGTACTATTAATATTAGTAGCCCATCCAGGAGCTCCTCTAGCATAAGCATCATTGATAGCATATGTAAGTAATCTTAAACAAGTATCATTAACAATCTTACCTAATTGAGTAGCAGATGACGCACTGGTACTAGAACCAGTAAAGTCTATCATAATAGGGTTAATATTAAATCCAATATTTTGTAATAATGAACTTAATGTGTTAACACCTAATGGACTTTGTTTACCTGTATCGCTCATGGAACAAACACATCAGGACTACCTTGTACGATACTATGACCGCAAGTGTTTCCTGATCCTACTCTAAGTACTGGTGCACCTTCACAAAATACAGTAGGACTACCTTCAGTAGTTGATGCGTTTTTGTGCGGTGGATGAGGTTTTCTAGCCCAAGGAGCGTGTGGGGTAATCTGACTAACATGTAATCCAACTTGAATTCCATTCGCAAATACAGTACTAGCACCACGCATTATTGCGCCGCCTTCCTGATTTGTATCACCCACACGACTTAGTTTTGCCATTTTATCCCAATACGATTTTTTTACTAGGTACCTTAATGCCAGTTGTTGCTTCTAGGTACTTATCTTTTATGTTGTCATCTGTCTCTGCATACATTGCAACACTAGTAGTATTTAGTCTATATTCGCCCTTCGGATCTGCGGTAAAGATACTTGGAATCATTTGCATACCTTGTTGACTTGGTGCAATAGATACCGGTTCTTCAATCTGAATAAACTCACTACCAGCTTGAATTACTTTAGCAATAAGTTCTTCTCCTGAGTTAAGTTTAAATGTGTATACAGTGTTTGGTTGTATTGATATTTGCATTACGCTGCCTTTGTTAAAAATTGTTTAAGTTCGTTAAATCCACCGATCAATTCACCATCAATGATAATTTGTGGTACTGTTCGTGCTGATGGAATTGCTTCTAATAGTTCTTCTTTAGTGTACCCGTCTCCGATTTTCTTTTCTTCAAACGGGATTTCTCGTTGACCCAACAATGCTTTTGCTTGGTCACAATAGGGACAGTGATATTTACTCCATACGATTGCTTTCATTATTATTCTCCTTAAATATTTGGTAAGTCATCATAATCCAGTGACTCTGACATAATTCCTATTACATAGTTTGTGCTTTCCGTTTCTTGAAGTGCGGACTGCTTCTTACTCGTATCACTATGTTTATTAAACCATGGAATAGGTGTGCTTTTTGGGGCAGGACTATTATATTTAATACCAATCTCTTTCAATGCTCCTACAGCAGTATAATCAACAAAGTCTTTTAATACAGTTGAATTCAATCCAATAACTGGACCAAACTTAAATAAGTAATCAGCCCACTCTTTTTCTTCACGTATAACATCCATATAAAGCTGATAGACTTCACCTTCACATTCTGATTTAACTTGTGCAAAACGGCTGTCTTCTTTAACTACTTGATTAATAAGGTAAGCAGTCCACCCTTTATGGAGAAGTTCATCTTGGAGAATTAAACTGATAATATTGCCATTACCAATAAAGATTTTGTTCTCAACCATTGCTAACGATGTAGCAAATGATACCATAAATCGGAATGCTTCCAATGCGTAACTAGCATGTAGTGCCAGATAAATTGCTTTAATATGTTCTTTTTCATTAACATCTTCACCCAATTCTTTACGACAATTAACTTTGTGTAATGCATCATAGTAGTTACCTACACTACTTGCCATATCTACAATCTCTTTTGTATCGTGGATAGTATTGAATACATCTTTAGGCACATTATAAATGTTACGAATGATGTGGCTGTAACTACGACTGTGAATGTTGGTTTCAAAGAATGTCCAGTTGTAAATCAATGCTTCTAATTCAGGTAACGATACTACTGGAGTGAATACTTGACTTGGTGCTCGTCCTTGTAAACTGTCTAATGCTGTTTGTCTTAGTAAGTTACTAGTAAAGATATGTTTTACTGTATCGCTTGAGTCTTTGAAATCATTGGCATCTTTAGTTAATGAAATTTCTTCTGGGACCCAGAAGAAGCCACGCGCCGTTGTTTCAAAGTCGGCAATCTTTTTATACTTAACCTCTTCAAATCTTTGAATGGTTACGGGACCTTCCGGGTCCAAAAACATTTTTCTGTTCAAATAATCTGTCTTAGTGTTTAAGTTGTATTGTTGTTTACTCATAATTTACATGCTTCGCAATCTTCTTCATCCATATCATTAAAGCCACTTGGCAAATCTAATACAGTTTCATCTTGGCTCTTACTACCTGCTTTATTAATCAAGCTATAGTAGAATGTCTTTAATCCCCACATATGTGCCTGCATCAAGTTCTTAGCAATCAATGTTGTTGGAACTTTACGCTCAGGGAAATGTGCTGGGTTATAGAAAGTATTAGTGCTTATGCTTTGGTCAACGTAGGCTGCAATCACTGCCGCTGTCTTTAAGTAACCATCACAATCTTTTTGATCCCACATCAATTGATATTTGTTTTTCAATCTATGGTATTCGGGTACAACTTGTACAAAACTACCTGCTTTACTTTCTTTAACTGATATCAAACTCATTGGCATTTCAATACCATTTGTACTGTTGATAACTACTGAACTAGATTCTACAGGAGCTACAGCCATTTGTGTAGCATTACGGACACCATGACTACGCATCATAGCACGTAGTCCTTCCCAGTTTAATTCGGGAGTAAAGTTAGCTAATTCGTTAACACCTTTAGCACGTAACTCCCAGGGGAAAATGCCTTGACCATAACGTGTCTTGTCACTATGTTCACATCTTCCACGTTCTTGTGCTAGTTCTACACTTGCTTCAGTTAAGTAGAAGGATAAGTGTTCCATCCACGTCTTGACTTCAGCCAGGGCGTCTTTTTCTCCGTACTTGAAACTTCGTTTGGCGTGCCAGTAGGCAAGATTAGTGATTCCAATTCCGAGAGGTCTGATTTCATCGTTTGATAGTTTAGACTGAATGGATAGAAAGTCTTGATAGTCAAGAATGTTATTGAGGCTACGATGCAATATGCGACAAGCACGGCGCATGTCTTCTGGATTACGGAACGCACCCCAATTGATACTGCCCAATGTGCAAAGAGCGATACGACCATCGCTGTCATCCAGACGTTTAAAGGATTTAGTAGGTAAAAGAATTTCACAACATAAGTTACTCTGGTAAATTGTATGATATTCAGGATCAAATGGTCCTTGATTCATAACATTGTCAACGAACACTAGGTAGATACGACCTGTATCTGTTCGTTCTTTTAATATGCCAGACTTGAATACTTCTTCAGCCGACATTGTTTTCTTACGTAAGTCTTTACGTTTTTCATATTTTACGTAGAGTTCTTCAAACAGGGCGGTGTTTCTGTAGAACGCTTCGTACAAATCAGGCACTTCATTTGGGTCGAAAAAGGTGATCTGCTCTTTATTTTTGAAACGTCTCCAGAAGAAAGCGGACAAGACAACCCCGTAGTCCATGAAACGAACACGAGTTTCGTCAGTACCTTGATTGTTTTTAAGTACAATAAGATCATCAAACTGATGATGCCAAATTGGATAGAATACTGTAGCACTAGCATTACGGATACCTCCCTGTGAGCAACTTCTTAAATCACCGAACCATTTCTTTAAGAACGGAATCATGCCGGTGTGCATAATCTCGCCACCACGAATAGGACTACCTAACGGGCGTAATCTGCCTATCTCTAATCCAATGCCAGCACGTTTACTAGCATACTTTGCCATCATTTCACCAGAAGCGAAAATACTATCCAAGTCATCATCACTGCGAATAAGTACGCACGAACTGAATTGTTTAGTAGGGGTACCGAGACCAGCAAGGACAGGGGTAGCAAGAGTAAATAATCCATCACTTGCGGCATTGTAGTATTCCTTTATATAACGCATTCTAGCGTTGTTGGGTTCTTCACTATGAAATACAGTAGCTGCCGCTATCATATAGCGAACTTGTGGTGTTTCATACGTTTGTTTAGTAGAACGATTCTTTACTAAATATTTTTCAATCAGTTGTTCAATGGCGGCATAACTGTATTGTTCGTCCTTAGAATGGTCAAGCATGTCATCCATCTTGTTCCAATCTTCTTCACTATACCATTCTAGTAGTTCTGGTGTATATAATCCTGTAGCAACATTAGTTACTACGATATCGTACAGACGGGGAGGCTCATAGTTGCCATAAACATCTTTACGTAGCATTGATAGACGTTGTTTACCTGCTACATATTGATAGTTTGTATGTCCTACATCTGGATTATTTTCTACGTCAATTAAGTCTACAACCGCACGTAATGTAATTTCATCTATTTGATGTGTAGTGATACCATCATAGAAGTGAAGTTGTGATTTTATTTCTACCATAGAAGGGCTAACATCAGCTATCCCTACACATATTTTTGCCACTTGCGCTTGCCATTTTTCTAACATTAATGGCTCTTTTGTCCCATTTCTCTTAGTGACGTATATTTTCATGTTTTACCTTATCTTATTATTAATTGTTGTTATATCTAGTTTACTTACTATTTTAAATTCTTGTAGATTATTACTTATCACCGTGTCTGGCCAATAATTAAGTATATATTTTGCGTTGTCTACCAAGACTAATGGTACTTCGTTGTCATCAATATCCTTAGCCAAAACGTATTCTATATCAATAATGTTCATTAACAGTAGAGTATAACACATTCCTAGACCTCTAGCAAGAGTACAATAGGTGTTTTCTACCAAAAGTTCCCAAGGACCGGGCCAATTGGGTAAATCAGATGGGTGTAGATAGTGATTGATTAATGGTGTTTGTTGCCACCATTTATCTATTTCCACACATTGTTGACTTAAATCAAGTGATTTGATTTGATTGCGTAAGTTGTACCAAGATTGTAATCTATTGTCGTAAGACGATTGAAATGTATTCATTAGATAACTACTTATCTAAATTAAAATATTGTTATAGATATTTAGAAGAATTGAGCCATATTACATTGAACCATAGAAGCGCCTGCACCAAAGTCCCATGGTCCTTGATTATTACCTAAGTTTCCTGATGAGTTATTACTAGCAAAGAAAGTATAAGGTGAGGTTATAAACGCATCTCTAATATTTGCGTATTGTATATTTGCAGTATTACCAGTATTTGTTTTATAAATACCCCATTGCGATCCGGAAACGTTACATTGTATTGCTGATGGATTTCCAGGAGTACCACTGTAGGAAAAGTTAGCTACTGTAAGTGTCACACCTGCACCGACTAGAATTCTTGATCCTCCAACCGTAGTTTGTATGTCGTTTACTGTTCCACTATTTAGTATATAAAGATTACTGGCGCTGTTATTAATTATATTACCGTATGTGCCGCCATTCAAATTAGCTAATTTACCCAAACTAACAGCGGTGTTTCCTGTTGAGCCACTAACGTTAGAAAAATATATATTTGGTACAGGAAGGCCAGGCGCTGATCCTAAATTATTTGCACTTCCTGAATTCATTGATCCTCTTCCACTAGGTAATCCGGTAAGATTTATGTTTCCCGGACCATTTAAATAACCGGTACCAACTGTTCGTAATAAAGTTAATACATTACCTATATTTATAGTGACTCCGGTGTTGAGAGTTATATCGCCGGATCCGGACACAACAATAAAATTACTTACATTACCTGAATCTAAAAAGGTCATACTACCAAAGGTATTACCAAAAGTAATATTATTTATATTACTATTATTTAATGTTATAGTTCCTACAACTCCGGTTGTATTACAAGTAAGGTTGGGTGCAGGAGAGCTATCCCAACCTGTAGTTCCAGTTCCTATATTCAAACTTTGAAAATTTATAAGACTATTGGCTTGAATTGAACCAGTATAGCCTAATGTGTTTGTGTCAAACATTTTAGCTGCAATACCTGCAATATTAGCTGCTCTATTACCATACATATAAACATTAAATGCATTTTGTCTAGCGGACACATTGGTAATTCCAGAAGCATTGCCAATGCACAGGGCGCTGACTAACGGCGCACCTGTAACATAATATCCAAATTGAAATCCACCATTTCCCATAGTGGTTGCCGCATCAGTAAAAAAGTTAGTAAAAACTGGCATATCACATGTAAACCCGGCGTTTACGTCTGTCCTGCGATTTTCTATAATAATATTACCACCTTGAAAATTAAGGTATTGAGTAGATCCTGTAATAATACCACTATTAGCATAGCTTACACCAGAACCAAATTTCATTTGATATCCATTAAGATTTAATGTAGTATTTCCACCCAAAGTTAATTGGGAAGAAGTTACGGCAGTAGTAGTATTACCTATAAGGTTGGCATACAAATTAAAAGTTTTAGGATTTTGTGTGCCAACAAGATTTAATCCCCTAATATCTATAGGAGTTCCATAATAATTAATAGTTCCGGACCACAAATAAAGGCCAGAAGTACTGTTTGAAAATGTGGTACTTCCGGTAATGTTACCAGGCGCATTGGCAACATTTGAAAAATTAAGTTGATTACTTCCTATATCTACTGCTAATGCAGAAAAAGTCAATGTTCCGGTATTAACAAAAAATCCTGGACCTTGAGAAGAGGACTCGCTACCTACTCGTGATTGTGCATTTGGAAAGGCGGCAGTAAATCCTTTAAAATCTAGAGTAGCACTATTGTTAACTATTAATGGGAAAGTAGTATTAAAGGTACCAATTGCCGATTGCAGTTCAGTATATACACTGCCAATTAAAAGATTTCCAAAATAGGATCCTCCTGAATTTATTGTTGTATTGCCTGAATAATTAGCACTGGTCATTCTTATATTTAAATTAGCTTGATTATTAGCAAAGTTAACTGATGACATTACACAAGCAGTCATAAATGCAGAATTTGCAGCAACGTTGTTTAAATTTAAGTTTTTTACATGCAAGGCCCCGGTACTCGTTATGGTTGAAGCGCCGGGTCCAACAACAAAATTTGGCGGGGCACCATCGATGGTAACACCGGTACCAGTAGACGCAAATATTACTTGACGTTGTACTGATGTATCTGTATAAAAGCCGCCACCGGAATCTGAACATGTCAGTGATGATACGCTTGCCATCAATAATATATTTGCATTGGCTGCTGAATTTAACATATTAATATTACCAGTACCAAAATTAATAACTCTAACAGCGGCAGCATTACTTGAAAATACTCCGCAATTAATGTTAAAGTTATTTAAATTAATAGTGCCTGAGGTCAATGTAAAGGTGCCAGCTGTACCGGTTAAGGTCCTTAGAGTATAATTTGCCGCTAAATTCCAAGTAAGAGCGGAACCGGTTAAATTAATCGGCGGGGCGCCGCCGGTAGGTACGGCTGATATTGTGCCTCCATTAGTAATGGCTGCTACTGTTGCCGTATTAGTCCAAGTTATTGCACTAGATATATAAAAATCTCCACGAACGGTAAGAACACCGGATCCGGCAACAGTGATTGCATTTGTTGAGTTTGCATAAAAATTTAAACAACTACCCAAAGTTAGTGTAATAGTTCCGGTACCACTGCTATTATTAATGAATACGTTGTCCGCGGCGCCGGGTACCGAGGCACCAGCTGGTCCTCCTGGTGAAGCGGACCATCTTGTGGTTCCAGTTGCTGCCCATGTTCCAGTACCAAGTACCCAATATCTATCTGCCATTGTTTTTTCCTATATTCTATTTATTGTTGTATACTATTTGTTAATTTTCATAATTATTATATAGCCTGTTGTGATGGGTCAACGGTTGAAGTATCAGTAACTACATCAGTAACTACATCAGTAACTACATCAGTAACTACATCAGTTACTTCATCCGTCAAATCTTGAGATGATGCTAGCAGGGCAAGGTAATTGTCAAATCGTTGTTGTTTTATTGTGTTGATTTCTGCTTGAGTTAGTGTATCATACACTTCTTGTGTAAACCATAACGCATCCTTATAAGGAAATCCAACATCGGGTATAATTTCAAAAATTACCTGTACATTTCCATCTATTTGATTAATAATATCTTCCACTTTGATATCTCCTTTCTTATATGTTAAACAAAGTTAAAGTTTTTACAAATTAATAATATATTTATATTAAGCAAAACCAAAGTTTCTAGAAATAAGATTCCATGAAGAATCTGGACTATTATATATCCATCCCATATAATCATATTTATTACTACCAGACGTTACTGTAGGTGGTGCTAAATCTGTTGATCCATTAAAGATTGCATTAAAACTAAATGTTAAACTGTTAGTAGATTGTATTCTAAATAAAAGTTTTTGCCCATCGTACGGTGTACCTGTCGGGGCATTTATAGTCACTGTTCCGGAACCTGTATTTGTTTGTGTAGCCATATCAGTGATATCTGCGTTTATCGTAACTGATAAAGAATCTGCTATAGCTACAACTCTGGGTTTTAAGGCAGCTGAAATACCAGTAGTACTAACTACAACTACATTTGCTACACCACCAACACCCATTGTGATGTTGCCGCCGGATGTAGCAATATTAACATTACTAGTACCATTTGCGATATTGGCTCCACCACCGCCTCCTCCTCCACCTGTTGCCCAAGATAGATTGCCAGCACCATCAGTTGACAAGAATTGTCCACTAGTACCACCTGTAATTTTAATGTCGGCATTACTACCTAATGATAATACCCCACTAGCATATGTAGCAGTTGATATACCCCCAAATGCTCCGGCATTGTTATATTGTAATTGTGTATTAGAACCACCGGGTGATCCACCACCTCCGCCGCCGCCGGCAGCCCAACTTAATCCACCAGAACCATCTGTTTGTAAATAATATCCTGATGTACCACCACTAATATGTAGGTTAGATACTGATCCTAAAGTAACGTTAGCAGTTGTTGTAAAATTAACAACCCCTGTTGCATTACTTACTGTTAAACCAGTTAATGATCCAGTTGAAGTGATATTGGGTTGAGCGGCAGTTGTTAATGTACCAGTAAATAGTGTGGCACTTAATGTACTAGTGGCAGCGTTATATGATAAATTAGTATTTGCTGATTCAGCAACATTACCGGTTACCGCATTAGCAAATATTGGATAATAAGTACCGGTAGTTGCAGTGGTAACGTTAATAAAATCAGCAACATTGGCATAATCAACACTTAAATTACCAACCCGTGTAGTACTCGTAACAACGAACGGAGCTGTTCCTGTAGCTACATTAGATATCAATTGCGGTGAAGTAATAGTGTTAGACGCTAAGAAAGTATTAGCAGAAATAACATTAGCACTAGATATATTACCACCAGAACCAGAACTAATAAGATTACCCACAGTTGCATTGCCACTTACGTTCAACGTACCTGTTATATTTGAACCAGTACTAGTAACAACTAATACATTTGCGGCGCCAGTCGCACTAATGTTAACATTACCATTAGCAGCCGGTATACTTACATTACTATTTCCATTAGCAAATACACCAAGTAAGTTACCACCAGTTATATTAGCTGTAGTAGTAATTGCGTTTGCACCAGCCGCAATGATACCAATAATGTTACCACCTAATATATTACCGGTGCCTGTATTTAACGTACCTACTATATTAGCACCAGTACCAGTAATTACCATTGTTGTGTTTCCAACAGCAGTAAAGTTTATATTACCATTAGCAGCCGGTATGTTAACATTACTATTTCCATTAGCATGTGGTCCAAGTAAGTTTCCACCAGTTATATTAGCTGTAGTAGTAATTGCGTTTGCGCCGGCAGCGATAATACCAATGATATTTCCACCTAAGATATTACCTGTACCTGTATTTAATGTACCGGCAACGTTAACACCAGTACCAGTAATTACTACTACGTTAGCATTTCCAACAGCACTAAAGTTAATGTTTCCATTAGCTGCCGGTATACTTACATTACTATTACCATTAGCAAATACACCAATAAACGTATTAGCTGTAATAACATTAGCTCCGGATATGTTACCACCTGATCCTCCTCCTGCAACAATACTATTAGCAAAAATAACATTTGCACCGGTTATGTTACCACCAGACCCAGAACCTGCAATAAGATTTCCAACAGTTGCGTTACCGGCTGCTGTGATTGTAGTAGCAGAAATAACATTAGCACCAGATATGTTACCACCTGTACCACCACCGGTATTTAAATTACCACCTAAATAAGTATCACCGGATGCAACAAACATTGCATATGAAGTAGTTACAGTAGCATTGGTACTTGCTGTTGGATTAGATGCAATATAAAATGTAGCTAAGTTTGTATACGTCATTGCATTAGAACCAACAATTGTTGGGGTAGCAATATAATGTATTGCTCCATTTGCAATAGTTGCTGCCGCTGATGTGTCTGTATATGTAGATGCGACTGTCCTTAATCCCATATTACCCATCGTAGCTAATACATTAGCTACACCACTTGCAGCGCCAGTAATTGTTATATTATTTGATTGTACAGTTCCATTAGCACCAGTTGTTGTAAAGTTAGCCCCGGTTACTAAACCAGTAATATTAGCTGTACCGGTTATATTTGCGCCTGTAGTAGTAAAATTTGCTCTTGCTGTTGCATTGCCAGCAACAAACAGTGTTATGTTTGCATTAGAAGTAATAGTAATATTACTATTACCATTTGCTAGTTTACCAACAAAGTTTGCGCCAACAACATTACCTGTGATATTTGCAGTACCTACTATATTGGCGCCTGTACCAGTGATTACCATTACTGTATTACCAACAGCACTAATATTGACATTGCCATTAGCTACCGGTATACTAACATTACTATTTCCATTAGCTAATGTAGAACTTGAACTTATACTTGCCCAACTTAAATTACCTGCACCATCTGTTTGTAAGTACTGACTACTGGTGCCACCGGTTATAACTACATTACCAACTGCACCTAAATTACTTTGTCCACTTACGTTGAATGTACCGGCTACATTAGCACCGGTGCTAGTTACAACTAATACATTTGCTGTTCCACCTACACTTGTATTAACATTGCCGCCGGAAGCCGGGATATCAACATTACTAGTACCATTTGCGATATTGGCTCCACCGCCCCCTCCACCTGATTGAGCTACCCAAGATAAAGTACCCGATCCATCTGTTTGTAATACATAACCACTAGTACCACCAGATATATGTAAATTAGCTACAGCACCCAAAGTAACATTGGCAGTAGTTGTAAAGTTGACCACACCAGTTGCATTGCTTACTGTTAATCCAGTTAAGCTACCAACACTTGTAATATTTGGTTGAGCATTTGTATACACTGTACCGGCTACCAATGCATTACCAACTTGACCGGTAACGTTAGCACCTACGATAGAACTTAATCCATTACCATTACCAGTAAACACTCCTGTATTGGCAGTAAATGCTGAAGCTGTAACGGTTCCGCTAACATCTAAACTTGTTAAGGTACCAACACTTGTAATATTTGGTTGTGCCGCAGTTGTTACAGTACCGGCTGTAGTTGCACTTCCGGCTGTTGTAGCAGATCCTGCTGTTGCTACACTTAAATTAGCTACTTGAGTAGTACTTGTAACTATAAACGGTGCTGTACCAGTTGTAACATTTGATATGAGTTGAGGTGAGGTAATGTTGGCAGATGCAAGTACTTGGGCCGTTCCTAAGTTACCTATGTTGGCATTGCCTGCGCCTGTATTTAATGTACCGGCTACGTTAATTCCTGTACCAGTAACAACAACAACATTAGCAGTACCTATTGCTGATATATTAACATTGCCATTTGCGGCTGGTATACTTATATTACTATTTCCATTAACAAAGACACCGGTAAAGAAATTAGCAGATATTAAATTGGCACCAGTAATATTACCACCTGTACCAGATCCAGCTGTAATATTGCCTGCGATTAAATTTCCAGTTACATTAGCCGTACCTGAAATATTTGCACCTGTGCCAGTTATTACCAAAACGTTAGCATTGCCAACAGCACTTAAATTTATATTGCCATTTGCGGCCGGTATACTTATATTACTATTACCATTAGCAAAGACACCGATTAAATTACCACCGGTAATGTTACCTGTAGTAGTAATTGAGTTTGATCCGGCTGCAATAATACCAATAATGTTGCCACCGGTAATGTTACCTGTAGTAGTAATTGCATTTGATCCGGCTGCGATAATACCAATAATGTTACCACCTGAGATATTACCTGTAGTAGTAATTGAATTTGATCCGGCTGCAATAATACCAATAATGTTACCACCTGAGATATTACCTGTAGTAGTAATTGCATTTGATCCGGCTGCGATAATACCAATAATGTTACCACCAATGATATTGCCTGTACCTGTATTTAAGGTGCCTGCTACATTGACCCCTGTACCACTAACTACCATTGTTGTATTTCCAACAGCAGTAAAGTTTATATTGCCATTAGCAGCCGGTATGTTAACATTACTATTACCATTGCTGATATTAGAACTGCCACCTCCACCGGATTGTGCTACCCAAGATAGAGTACCTGATCCATCTGTTTGTAATACATAACCACTAGTACCACCAGATATATGTAAATTAGCTACAGCACCCAAAGTAACATTGGCAGTAGTTGTAAAGTTGACCACACCAGTTGCATTGCTTACTGTTAAGCCAGTTAAACTGCCGACCGACGTTATATTTGGTTGAGCGTTGGTTGTTACTGTACCGGCTGTTGTAGCAGTACCCGAAGTAGCTACGCTTAAATTAGCAACTTGAGTAGTACTTGTAACTACAAATGGTGCTGTGCCTGTAGCTATATTTGATATGAGTTGAGGTGAAGTAATGTTGGCAGAAGCAAGTACTTGTGCTGTGCCTAAATTACCTATGTTAGCATTGCCTGTTACTGTTAAAGATGTTAATGATCCAACACTAGTAATGTTTGGCTGAGCATTAGTTGTTAATGTACCGGTGAAATAATTAGCAGATACTAAATTAGCCCCTGTTATATTACCACCTGTACCAGATCCAGCACTAATATTACCTGCACTTAAATTACCAGTAATGTTTGCTGTACCTGCTATATTTGCACCGGTACCAGTGATTACTAAGATGTTAGCATTGCCGGCGGATGATATATTAACATTACCATTTGCGGCCGGAATGTTTATATTGCTATTACCATTTGCTAGTATACCAATAAAATTACCTGATGTAGTATTACCAGTTACTGCTAATGAACTCAATGTACCAACTGAAGTTATATTTGGTTGAGCATTTGTATATACCGTACCGGAAATCAATGCGTTACCTACTTGGCCGGTTACATTAGCACCTACTATTGAACTTAGTCCATTGCCATTACCAGTAATTATTCCTGAGCCAGTGTTCAATGTACCGGCTACATTAACTCCTGTACCAGTAACAATCATTATATTTGCGTTACCCACAGCACTAAAGTTTATATTACCATTTGCGGCTGGTATATTTACATTACTATTACCATTGCTGATACTGCTAGTTGAACCAGATGTTACTGTAGCCCAAGTTAATGTACCTGAACCGTCTGTTTGTAGATATTGACCACTAGAGCCTCCTGTGATATGTACATTACCAACAGCACCAAGTGAAGTATTACTTGTATTAGAAAAGTTTACAATGCCATTACTTGTTAGTCCGGTTAATGTACCAACACTAGTGATATTTGGTTGTGCATTTGTATATACAGTGCCGGAAACTAATGCGTTACTTACTTGTCCGGTTACGTTTGCGCCCTGAATATTACTTAGATTATTACCAGATCCTATGAAGAAATTAGCTGTTGCTGTATTACCAAGATTAGCGTTAAGTGAAGATAGGTTACCCGTAGCTGTTACGTTATTGAACGTAAAGTTACCTGTTGTGTCTACGATGTAGGGTTCTATCAGTATTAAAGCCATTTTTTATCCTATTATACTATATTTAGTCTTTTTATTCATGGAGGTCATCTGTTTAATATATTGGGAAAGCACTTGTTGGGGCGGTGAAGTTACTTGTATAACGTGCATACCCTTTTGTAACGCGGAGATCGTCTATGTAACCATTTAGACCATTCGTTCCGAGGTTAGTTCCATCTCCGCCTATAAATGGTCTTAATGCGGCATTTAAATATACATTTGTGTCTGTATATGTAGATCCAGATTGTATTCCATTAACAAATAATTTAGTGCTTGTGCTTGATCTTGAAACTGCAATGTGATACCACTGGCTTGTGGATAAAGTGCTTCCAGTAATTCTATTTGCTGAGTTAGTGTAATAATAAAGCGTGGACCCACTCATATAAAGAGTTGGATATACTCCACCGGCTAACGGTCTTTGGTCATAAAAAACCTGTGTCCCACTAACAGAATTTAAATAAAGCCACATTTCAATTGTAAAATCTCCACTACCAAATGCATACAAATCAGTTGTTGCGGCATTACTTGTTAGATAATCACCAGTACCATCAAAAAACATACTGCTTCCGCCAAACTTACTTATTGCTGTACTTAGTTTTGCATCACCAACAGTTTCCATATTATTCATCATTGCGGCATCGTAGATACCAGCACTAGTCATATTAGTTAATATACTTGTATTTTGTACTGCTGTTAATGGTGCTGACGGTGGTACAAAGTTACTGGTGTATAGTGCGGTACCGTTTAATAGGCGAGCATCTGATAGATATCCAAAATAATACTCTACACCAGGACCGGGGTTAGTACCAATAACACAGGCAGCATTAGTAAACGCAGTGGATGTGGTCCAAGAATTAGTGCTAACAACGCCATTGATATATATATAAACTATTCCACTGTTTCTAACTACAGCAACATGATTCCATGCATTTAACGTCATTGCATTACTGGATGTTACTACAAAACTTGAGTTAGAGTAAATAAAAATATTACCCGCGGAGTTCAATCCAACATGTAATCCCGTAGAGTTAATAGTGTTTGTATTTGACCAAATGCCTTTGTAGCTTGAGAATGCAGTTGGATATAACCATGTTTCAAAAGTAAAAGCTGCACTAAGACTAAAAACATTATTAGTTGGTGCTGTTAAATAATCCCCAGTACCATCAAAGTAACCACTACCGCCGATTGTACTTACTGTATAGCCATTTGTAGTTGCACTAGTAAAACCGAATGGATTTTGTTGTGTTGGTTGGCTATTACCAAATGCAGATATAGTAAAGTTGTTTGTACTGTTATCTATAAATGTTGGTGATTGACATGTTAATAAACTTGTACCAGATATTGCTGTTAGGGGACTTGTTGGAGGTGTGAATGCTGATGTATACACTGCGGTACCTTTAACTATACGGGCATTAGAAATATATCCTGTTACATATTCACCATTATATGCACCGTTTCTACCAATAGCAACTATTTGAGTTGAGTCAGTTATGGCTAAACTTCCCATATTCAATGCAGTAGATTGAACTCCATTTACATATATATAAACACTGGCTCCGTTACGAACTCCTGCTAGGTGTACCCATGTGTTTGTAGAAATTGCAGATGCCGCTGTAGCAAAATACATAGCACCGGCATAACCTACTCCTATTTTAGGTGTTCCACTGTTAACATTAAGGACAAAACTCATAGAACCCTGAGAACCACCTGAATCACAGGTTCCGATTACTATCTGAGAACCGGAAATTGTTGATAAATTTACCCAGCATTCAATTGTAAAGTCTCCGGCTCCCATAGTAAAGGTAACATTATCCGGAACACTTATATAATCTCCAGTACCATCAAAATAACCACTATAACTAGTTGGGGTTAATGATGATGGATTGAATGGTGAGAAACGCTGTACTGTTGGTGTACCTGATATAGTAACTGCGTATCTGTTAGGACTGTTGTCAACAAATGATTGAGATTGGCAAGTTAGTAGGGATGTATTGGCTATTGCAGTTAATGGTGTAGTTGATGGCGTAAACGTTGATGTGTAAACTGCTGTTCCGTTAACAATGCGTAAATTACTAATATAACCATTATATCCACCTGATGCTCCGGGATCACGACCAATATATGTAGTTTCTAAAGAACCAACAGTTCCAGAATTTGTATAAGTTGCCGCATCAGCAACACCATTAATATAAATCTTAGCAATGCCTGAGCTTCTTACTAATGCTATGTGAGTCCATGTATTTAACGAAACAGTAAGAGATGTTGTTATTCTTACTGATGCTGGTGTGTAGTAAGAAACTGTTCCATTTGTATTAATCCATAATTCCCATGTCTGACCAATAATTACGCCATTGTTTGGCAAACTTGTTACGTACACCCAACATTCAACTGTAAAGGCAGCCGTCATTGCTTGAATTGTTGTTTGAATATAGTTTGATTGTCCGTTATTAAAATAGTTACTCCAGTTACCACCGTATGGCGAGAATGTACCTTGAGTAGTATTACCAGCTCTTGTTACTAAAAAGTTATTACTACTGTTATCTAAAAATACACTATTGTTTACTGATTGATTGTTTTGTAATACTAATAAACTTGTATTTGCTATAGCGGTTAAGGGTGCTGATGGTGGTGTGAATATTTGAGTGCCGGTAGTTGTACTGCTTGTTTGATAACCAGCTGGAATTGATCCTTTGATTATGCGAAGGTCAACTAGATATCCGTTAAGGGCAGTTCCACTATAACCTGTACCAATATTTAATTGACTAACAGATGAAACATTTTGTGATGCGCCGGTTGTATAACTAGATAGATTACCATTTAAGAATCCACGAATAACAGAACCACTTCTTGTATAAACAAGATGGTGCCATACCTTAGGAGTAATAGATCCTATTGAATAAGCAGTACCTACTACATATAAAGAAGATGTGCTAGTGTTTAATGTCCAATCAAACCCAGATCCATTATAGTCAGAAGTCGCACATATCCTATCAAACGTTCCAGTGCTAATACTGTTTGCGTATAACCATACTTCTAAAGTAAAATCACCAGTACCAAATGCAAATACTGAATTGCCCGGAACAGTTAAGTAATCCCCGGTACCATCAAAGTATCCACTACCATATGTACTATAACTGGTGTTTGGCGTGAAGGGTTGGAATGAACTTGCTTGCGTTGATGTGCCGGCTGTAAGCGTATACGTATTTGTACTATTATCAATAAAACGATTACTTTGACTTGTCAATAAACTTGTATTTGCTATAGCCGTTAACGGTGAAGTAGGTGGTGTAAATGCCGCTGTATACAATCCAGTACCTTTAAGGATACGAATATTAGATAGATATCCAGGAAAATATCCTACCCCATCATTTGCTCTACCGATATAAAATCCTCCGGCTTGTTCTCCGGAATTTGTAATATTAACTGAAGAAGCTTGAGTTGATCCTATCTGTACACCGTTAATAAATGCTCTAATGCTTCCACTGGCTCTACAGATAGCAAGGTGTACCCATTGATTAGGTGTAATTGTATATGCGAAATCATAACCAACTGCCGGAGCATTACAAAAGAATGAAATTTTATATGTTGGTGAACCGTAAAAATATATACTCCAAACTCCAAACACAGTTGAGCCGGCATTAAGATTACCCATTAAACATGTGCCAGCCGGTATTGATGCAAAATTAACCCAACATTCAACTGTAAAATCACTAGTACCAAATACTAAAGTTGCCGGTACTGTTGATCCAATATTTAGAGAACTTGTACTACCATTAAAATAATTACTGTAATAACCCGGTGTATACGGATTAAAACTGTTTGGCTTTGTATCACCAAAAATACTTACAGCAAAGTTATTTGTACTAGCATCATCTACAAACGTTGTACTTGCTCCTGGTATCAATAATGTATTATACTCAAAATAAGTATCATTCGCTACTGTAATACTCCAATTGATAGTTCTAGTAGCAGTACGATTTGTTGTCGCAGCCGTAGCTGTTAACAATGTACTACTATCAGCTATCACAGTTGGCGTACCGGATATATTAGAACCACTTAAACTTAATCCAGTTGGTAATGCATTAGCACTATAACTAACATTATAACCAGCGGCATCAGTCGCACTTAATGCTACATTAGAAATAGCACTGTTAACCGCACTGGTATATGTTGTAGCATTTGCTGGACTAACCCATGTAACAGCATCAACATTAATCGTTAAACTGAAACTTCTTGTACTATCTTGTAATTGAGCATCGGTTGCTTGTATCGTAAATGAATATGTTGTGCTACTACTATCTACTGGTGCTGTACCAGTTATGACACCATTAGCATATAATGTAGAACCAGTTGGTAATGAACCAGAAAATAGTGAATAAGTTATTGGGGCATCACCACTAGCAACAACAGTATTAGATATACTTGTTGTCTCATAGTAACTACCTAATGATCCGGCTGCTGTTGTCCAAGTTGGTAACACGCTATAGATGATGCCAGGAATAAATATTGCCGTACCACCATCTGGGTTTACCGCATAGATTGTATATGTGCCTGCACTTTTTGCAGGACTTGTAAATGTTAAACGATTTGGATTAACATAAGTTACTACTGCTACAGCACTACCATCAAATGTAATAGTTGCGCCCGCTAAAAAGCCAGTACCATTAATCTGTACCGTTTGACCACCGGCTGGGTCTAATGCAGTATCATCTAATCCGCCAACACTATAACCAGAGATAGTTGGAGGTAAAGGTTTTAATGCGTTAATGACACTTACGCTAGTTACAAGGTCATTTACAACTGAGGTTATACTCATGTCAACTCTGATCCAAATAAGTTAAAACTAACTGTAGTTGTGTTAGCTCTTACTGTAACAACATCAGTTGTTGCTAATGTAATACCAATAGTCATTGTAATACTGTCATTAGCATTTACGTTAGTATCATATGAGATATACTGTGATGTTGCAATTGCAGCTCCAGCTGGTCGTACTGCAACACGAAATGTTGCGGCACTTGCTGCCTGATTACAAATTACAATTGTACTACATACTGCTGAGGTTGCTGATGGTACTGTATACAAATCTGAATTTGTATTTGCTGCCGGGTTACTTTGCCCTAAAACTTTATATGTGATTGCCATGTTATTTCCTTATGCTCCCATTAACAAGAACGGGCTTAATAAATCTTGTGCGGTTATTCCACCACCGCCACCTCCGGTACCGGTAGTAAATGTTGTTACTTCTATTGGTGCTGTGTTTGGTGGGGCAGAACTAAATGTAATTACATTTCCAGTTAACGAATACACTGTTCTTGGCTGAAAAGTACCCGCAATACTAACTAATGTATAATTAATATTTGCCGGAGTAGCTGTTAAGGTGTATGCTGTTTGAACACCGTTACCGGTAAAATCATCTACTGCGATATTTGTACCAGATGCCGATGACCAACTCAAGTTACCAGATCCATCAGTACTTAAAACATACGTATTCGAACCACCTGAAATATGTAAGTTAGCTACTGCTCCCAATGTGACGTTAGCACCACTAAGTGCTACGTTACCAGTGATATTTGAATAGCCACTAATGTTTGCACCTGTACCAGTAATAACTACTACATTGGCATTGCCCACAGCACTAAAGTTGATATTGCCATTTGCTGATGGAATGCTAACATTACTATTGCCGTTGCTTATATTACTTGTACTACCGCCACCTGATTGGGCTACCCAAGATAAAGTACTAGATCCATCTGTACTTAATACATACCCATTAGTACCACCGCTGATATGTAAATTAGCAACAGCCCCCAATGATACATTAGCTGTGGTTGTAAAATTAACTATACCGGTTGCATTACTTACGGTAAGCCCACTTAAATTACCAACACTTGTTATGTTAGGTTGTGCCGCAGTTGTTACCGTACCCGATGTTGCTACATTTAAATTAGCCACTTGAGTCGTACTTGTGACTACGAATGGTGCTGTACCAGTTGCTATATTTGATATAAATTGAGGTGTTGTGATGTTAGCTGAGGCTAATACTTGTGCTGTGCCCAAATTACCTACATTAGCATTACCCGTACCTGTATTTAATGTACCTGCTACATTGACACCAGTACCAGTAATTACCATTACAGTATTTCCAACGGCTGATATGTTAACATTGCCATTAGCTGCCGGTATATTTACATTGCTGTTTCCATTTGATATACTTGATAGTGTTATACCAGTTAAATATACACCATTACCAGTAAAGAAATTAGCTGATGCGTTGTTACCTAAACTAGCGTTACCAGAACGAATATTAGCTAATGAAGTAAATGTTACCACTTCGGATGTTATACCTACATTAGCACCAAAGGCTATTTCAGCATTGCTTACATCCCATCCCATCCAAGCAATTTTTGCGCTTGTGTCATAATAATTTAATGCTGTACCAACATCTTTTCCACTATTGGCAACCGGAGCAGCACCGTTTGGTCCTGTTTGTAAATTAATGATTGGATCACTAATTGATAATGTAGTTGAATTGATATATGTTAATGTACCATTAACTGTTAGGTTGCCACCAAAAACACCATTACCTGATACTGATAAATCTGTTAATGTGCCTACACTTGTAATATTTGGTTGAGCATTTGTATATACTGTACCAGCTACCAATGCGTTAGCCACTTGTCCAGAAATATTAGCAGCCTGAATATTACTTAAATTATTACCACTACCAACAAAATAGTTAGCTGTTACAGCATTACCTAAATTAGCATTGCCGGATGATATGTTACCAGTAACAGATAAACTTGTTAATGATCCAACACTAGTAATGTTTGGCTGAGCATTAGTTGTTAATGTACCAGTAAAGAAATTAGCAGATACTAAATTAGCTCCGGTTATATTACCGCCCGAACCGGATCCAGCACTAATATTACCTGCACTTAAATTACCGGTAATATTAGCCGTTCCAGATATGTTTGCGCCAGTGCCAGTGATTACTAAAATGTTGGCGTTACCCACTGCGCTAATATTGACATTGCCATTAGCTGAAGGTATATTTACATTACTGTTACCGTTTGCTAATCCTGCGGTTGTAATACCGGTTAAGTATATACCATTACCAGTAAAGAAATTAGCTGATGCGTTATTACCTAAATTAGCATTGCCGGCTGATATATTACCTGTTATATTAGCTGTGCCTGATATATTTGCACCAGTTCCAGTAATCACTAAAATGTTAGCATTACCTACGGCTGATATGTTAACATTGCCATTAGCTGAAGGTATGTTTACATTACTATTACCATTGCTAATAGAAGCACTGATGCTTGATTGTGCGGCCCAACTTAAATTACCAGTACCATCTGTCTGTAATACATAACCATTAGTACCACCGGTAATTTTAACATTACCTACTGCTCCTAAATTTGCTGAACTTGTGACACTGATATTTCCAAGGAAGTAATTTGCCTGTACGTTTGCATTAGCAGAATGCAATGATATATTTCCGGTCGTGAGGCCGTTCTTTACGTTAAAATATTTAAATGACACAGTTCCATATTCCCTGTTTACGAATTATATTATATTTATCCCCCGATTAAGGGGGATAAATTTGATTAAGTTTTTATGTATGTACTAACTAGATTGACTTTTAAGTTTGCACTAGTTCCGGTTGCATACAACGATACATTACCCGATATATTATTAATATTACTTGATAGTTCAATAATATCAGCAGTGTTATTACTGCAAATACTACCATAAATTGTAATATATGCTGTAGTACCGTCGTGTATTAATAATGTTTCTACTGATTGAAATCCGTCATCTCCTGATGAACTAATAATATATTTTGCTGTTCTGAATGCTCCAGGGGCAAATGAATCAATAACTGTATTAGTAGTTACTGTTACATTAGTACGATTACTTGTTAAACCATTATTAAGAGAAACATAATTAGCAGTTACATTACCAAATGTTGTTGCTCCAGTTACTATTAGTGTACCTACATTAGCGACACCAGTTGTGTTTATATTTCCACCGGATATATTACCAGTTACATCTAAGCTTGTTAGTGTACCAACACTTGTTATATTACCTTGTGCATTGCCTGTCACTGCAACTGCTAACCCAGCTGTACCGGCGGTTGCTACATTTAAATTAGCTACTTGCGTAGTAGAATTAACAACGAAAGGTGCTGTACCAGTAGTTACAAGAGAAGTAAACGTGTTAGCACTAATGTTATTAGCTCCAGCAATATTGCCAGTTGCACCAGTAGTTGTTATATTACCGGCAGTTACAGTACCTGTAACATCAAAATTACCAGAAATATTACCACCAACACCAGTAACAACTAATACATTTGCAGTGCCAACGGCTGATATATTAACATTGCCATTTGCACTTGGGATATTTACATTACTATTACCGTTAGAAATACTTGATGTGCTAACACTAACCCAAGTTAAATTGCCTGCGCCATCTGTCTGTAATACATAGTTTGCAGAACCGCCACTAATATGTAAGTTAGCTACCGCACCTAATGTTACATTAGCTGTAGTGGTAAAGTTAACTATACCGGTTGCATTACTTACTGTTAATCCAGTTAAACTTCCAACACTTGTAATATTTGGTTGTGCCGCAGTTGTTAATGTACCAGTAAATGTATTAGCACTAATATTATTAGCACCACTAATATTACCACTTGCGCCAGCAGTCGTTATGTTCCCTGCACTTAAATTACCTGTAACATCAAAATTACCAGAAACATTCGCACCAATATTAGTAATAACCATTGAGGTATTACCACCTGCCGTAATATTAACATTACCATTAGCTGTTGGTATATTTACGTTACTATTACCATTAGCAATACCTGTACCTGACGGAACAGCTGCCCAAACTAAAGCACCCGAACCATTTGTTTGTAAATAATATCCATTAGTGCCACCAGTAATTGTAACATTACCAACGTTACCTAAATTGCTTGTACCAGTCACTATTAAAGCACCGGTGTTAGCAGTACCAACAGTGTTTATATTTCCACCAGATATATTACCAGTTACACTTAAACTTGTTAGTGTACCAACTGATGTTATATTTGGTTGGGCATTAGTTGTTAAATTACCCGCTAGAGTTACTGCGCCAATAGCACCACTATTAGCATAAACATTACCACTCGTAATATTAGCTGTAACTGATAAACTACCCAATGTTCCAACTGTTGTTAAACTAGAAGTAACAATAGATGAATTTAATGTTGTCCCTGTTAGATTAGCGGCGTTAGCAGTAATAGCTGTATTAGATGCCGCTGTTAATTGACCTTGTTGATTAACTGTAAATGTTGCTACAGCATCACCATTACCGTATGTACCAGATGTTACTGATGTATTACTAATATTAAATTCATTGCCAATTAATGTTAATCCTGTACCAGCTGTGTATGCACCTGCACTAGAGAATTGCGTCCATAAAATTTGTGTTGTACCAACTGTTACCGGAGCATTTACAGTAGCAACCCAACCTGTATCTGCGTTAACTGTACCTTGTTCAACAAAGGTGAATGCTCCTGGCATTTCAGTACCAACGTCAAAATCAGTTGAACGTGTTAATACAAAAGCTGCTGCTCCTGAACCAACTACTGTTACTACATATATACCATTAAATGCGGCTGATTGAGTAGTGTTATTGACAAATGCACCAACTTCGTTTTTAATTAAAACTCGAGCACCAACAGTTGGAGTAGACCCATCGATACTTAATGCTCCATTAGTACTAGCAGTAATTGTTGCTCCAACACCACTAGTTCCATTATTGTATGTGTATCCACTACCAAAAATACTTGTTGTAGTAGCATATACTACTGACGCTTTAGGATCAAGGCCTTGGGCAGTTGAATCAACATAAGCTTTTGTGGCTGCGTCAGTATCATTAACTGGCGTAGCTAGACCGGTAATGTTAAAACTATTCATAGCAACATTGCCACCAAAACTACCTGTACCAGTTGCAACTAATGCTGTTGTTCCTAAATTACCAACGTTAGCATTACCACTTACATTTAATGTTGTTAGTGTACCAACACTAGTAATATTACCCTGTGCGTTACCTGTTACAGCAATTGCTGTTGTAGCATTACCTGAATAAGCTGAATAATTAGCATTTGCTACAGTACCAATTATGTTTCCGCCTGCAATATTTGATAAACCAAAACCATCACCTGTAAATATACCTGTGTTAGCAGTAAATCCTACAGCAGTTACAGTCGCATTAACATTTAAACCTGTTAGTGTACCAACACTAGTAATATTACCTTGTGCAGCACCTGTAACTGCAACTGCTAAACCTGCTGTTGCTACATTTAAATTAGCAACTTGTGTTGTAGATGTGACGATGAACGGTGCTGTACCAGTAGCTATAGTAGAAGTAAATGTGTTAGCAGATATATTATTAGCACCAGTAATGTTACCAGTTGCACCAGTAGTTGTTATGTTACCTGCACTTAAATTACCGGTAACATCTAAATTACCAGAAATGTTAGCTCCGGTATTAGTAATCACTAGTGAGGTATTACCACCTGCTGTTATATTAACATTACCGTTAGCAGTTGGAATATTTACATTACTATTACCATTAGCAATACCTGTACCTGACGGAACAGCTGCCCAATTTAAAGCACCTGAACCATTTGTTTGTAGATAGTATCCGTTAGTACCGCCTGTAATTGTAACATTACCCACGTTACCTAAATTACTTGTACCTGTTACTGCTAGTGTTCCTACATTAGCAAAACCCGTAGTAGATAAGTTACCACCAGTTATTGTACCAGTTACACTTAAATTAGCTAGTGTACCAACACTTGTAATATTTGGTTGAGCATTAGTATAAACTGTTCCAGCAACTAAGGCATTGCCTACTTGTCCGGAAACATTAGCACCTGCTATGTTGCTGATAGTAATACCATTACCAATAAAGTAATTAGCTGTTACAGCATTACCTAAGTTAGCATTGTTTGCTGTAATGTTGCCGGTGGTAGCATCTAGTAATATATTACCAGTTGTTATACCTTGTTTTACATTAAAATATTTTGTAGTCATTTTTATTCCTTTTAATCTGCTACGTAAACGCCCAATAAATTCACCGTTGTGTTAGCGTAGCCAGTTGTGGCTAACAGCCTAACATTTCCGGATAGTATATCTGTTGATAATGCTATAATATCAAATCCCACTGTAGATAAACTACCGTATATGGTGACATAACTATTAGCACTATCATGTATCAATAATACTTCAACAGCTTGGTATCCGTCATCGCTGTTGACTCTCATTGTGTATTTAGCTGACCTGTACTGATTGACCGGAAAGCTGTCAATTACGGTGTTTGTAATAACAACTATTGGGGTTCTGTTACTATAAATATCGCTGACTTTTAAACTTGTTATGGTTGCGTTATTATTGACAATCAAATTGCCTCGGGCAGTCACATTTCCAGTAGTACTCCCCAGTGAAATATTAGATACTAGACCAAAATTAATGTTGCCAATAGCTGTGGTAAAAATACCAGCATCACCGCCACTTACAGCTATAACACCGGTACTTAAAGTTAATGTTCCGGCAGTTGAAGATATATTTCCAGTAATATTGGCATTACCACTAGCAATGACATCACCTGTTATATCAACATTGGTTTTGTTAATAGTTGTTACTACATTCCCTGTACCCGGGCCACCAACTACAAATTTTACTGCGGTAAACGTTCTACTAGTTCCTAAAACTAAATTGCCACCTCGTATATATAAATATCCATCATCAGGTGTTAATACATTGCCCAATGAATTTGTTTGAGTACCATCCCATGCACTACTGGTAATACCCATATTGATATAGTTATTTACGCTGTTACCATTATCGGCGGTTACTACAATATCAGTACTTGCGGTTGCTCCAGTATTGATATTTTGAAAGTTTATCTGTGTAGCACTATTTAAATTACCAGTATATTGTGCTATTGTATTTGGAACAGATGTAAAACCCGTAACCCCTACTTGTAATGCATTTTTACCATTAATAAGATTACCGGAGATTGTGCTAACATTAGAACTTAAATTACCAGTTAATGTTAATATGTTTCCTACATAATCAAATACATAGGCGTTACTACCTTGAATATCACCATTAGCATTGAATAATACTTGTGTGTTGGAGCCACCAATTTTAATATTACCACTAACATCAATATTACCACTGAAATTTCCACTGAAATTACCATTAAAGTTATTAGCATCAATAGATCCAGTAGCAGTAATATTGCCACCAATTATAATTACATTAGATGTAGCATTACCTACAGTTAGACCAGTTAAATTGCCAACACTTGAAATATTAGGTTGACTAGAACTGGTAGCATCAAATATCCCATGAAAGTAATTACTTGTTGTTAAGTTACCTAAATTAGCATTACCCGCTGATATATTACCAGTAAGACTTAATGTTGTAGCAGTACCTGGATAGGCAGTGGTTTGTGTAGTGGTATCCGGAAATACAACATTTCCGGTACTATCAAAATTCCAAATTTTATTACCATTATCAGAAACTATGTCAACATCTATATATGAAGTAATCTTAGATGTAAAAATGTTACCTGAGGTATCTATAACCTCGGTGAGTTCATCACCCACCGAGAATCCGTTTATAGAATTAAACCACTTAATTGTTGCCATATTATGTAATCAGCAATACTTAAATTGTCCTAATCTGTGTAGTCCAAGTAGTACTGTTACCACTAGATGGTGTAACTTGTAATGCTATATTACCTGAAGCAATATTAACCGCTAATACACCTGTAGTAGTACCAATACGAACTGTTCCGTAAACTGTATAATCTACATCAGTGCCATCAGTAACAGCTAGTACAGTTGCTACACTATATTTTGCTCCAGGAGTATCGTGTCCCTTAACTAAGAATTCAACACCTGTTACATTAGAACCAGTTAACTGGTATGTAGCAATTGTTTGATTAGCAGTAATAGCTGTAGTAGTTACGGTGTTTGCTGTAACTGAAGTATTACCAATATCTAACGTAGCAACAGAGAATGAATTTGCACTTAATCCACCGGTTGAAAGATTTCCAACACTTACGTTACCTATTTTAGAAACACTGAATTTACTTACTCCACCAACTTGTAAATCCATCAATAATGAAGATGCGCTTGAAGTTGTATCGGTTACATTTTCTAGTATACCGGTGAATACTGCTGATGCATTATTCCATGTTTGAGTTACATTTACAGCCGGGTTACTTGCTGTTATTGTGCCAGTTGCTAGTTGTACGGTGTTACCTACAAAATTAACACCATTAACATTAGCTGTTGCTGTTAATGTATTTGCAGATATTACATTAGCACCAGAAATATTGCCACCAGATCCAGTAGTAGATATGTTACCAAATGTACCATTACCGGTTGCTGTAACAGTTCCACCTGTTGAAATATTTCCACCGGTAATATTACCTGTTGCTATAATAAGACCAGCTGTACCTAAATTACCCACGTTAGCATTACCTGTAACATCTAATGTTAAGTTAGCTGTTAATACATTGGCAATAACGTTAGAGGTTACTGTTAATGAGGTGCCGGTTGCCGCCCCAATATTTGGTGTAGTAAATGCTGCATTAGCCGGAACATAAATGTTACCGTTACCGTCAAACGCAGTTGTTGGGTTAGAGTTACCGTCAACCTTAGCATTAAACTGTGTACCTATTAGTACTAAACCAGCACTTGTATTAGCAGTAAATGAACCAGCACCAGAGAACTGTACAAATACAATATCAGTTGTACCAACTGTAACTGGAGCGTTAGTTGTACATACCCAACCAGTATCAGCATTAGTTGTACCATATTCAACGAATACAAACGCACCTGGTATCTCGCCACTAGGTGATGCACTATCAAAGTCGGCTGTTCTTGTAAGTACGTATGCAGCCGCACCTGAACCTGCAGCAGTAACTAGATATATACCATTATAAGGTGCATTAGTTGAAGTTTCATTTTTAATCAATACTCGTTCGTTTATAGAAACTGCAGATCCATCAATTGACAATGCGCCAACTGCGTTACCTGTAATTGTTGCTCCTACGCCACTTGCACCGTTATTGTAAGTGTAAGCAGGAAGTCCGGCTGCTGTAGCATATACTACAGATGCTTTTGGATCTAGTCCTTGAGCCACACTATCAACATATGCTTTAGTAGCGGCATCACTATCTAGTGTTGGTGTAGCAAGATTTATAATTTTCTTGCTAGAAATACTAACAGCGCCAGTACCAGTTGGAACTAGTATAACATCATTATTACCGGCTGCGGCAGATAATGTTAACGTAGTAGTATTAGAAGTCAATGTAGGTGATACTAGAGCAAGCGCATTAACGCTGACACTAGCATTGATACTAGTGGTAGTTATATTTCCAACACTTATGTTACCTGTACCAATGATTTCACCAGTACCAAATCCAAGATTACCAACGTTAGCATTACCAGTTGTAGTAATTGTATTAGATCCGGCAGCAATAGTACCAATGACATTACCAACAGTTAGATTAGCAGTAACGTTAGCATTACCAGTAACAGTTAATAGATTTGTAGTATTATCAAATGTAAAGTTGGCACTAGCACCAAACTCACTAGCATTATTAAATTGGATCTCTGTATTGCTACCGGCCGGGTTTCCACCTAAATCCCATGCCGTACCGTTTGCGTATAGTAAATTATTTGTTCTTAAGTTACCTACATTTGCTGTGTTAGTTACGTTTAAATTACTAGTAACATTTATAAAGTTTGCTGTAGCTAGATTACCTAAATTAACAGCACCTGCTGTAGGGAATGATGTGTTACCATCATTAACAAATGTCCAAGTATTAGCAATTGTGCCGCCTGTACCAACTTGTACAGTTACATTGCCACCACGATTTTGGAATATATCTGTTTGAGCAGTACCTACTGTAAGTCCAGAACCACTAAATGTTCCACCTACAATTTGTGAAGCACCACTTAATTCTACTTGACCACTTGCTTTAAATAGTGTTGTATTACCGGCAACATTGATGCCAACAAGACCAGTACTAGAACTTAATTCAATTCGTGTATCGTTTGTGCTTGCATTTGATACAATATTTGAAGCGAATACAAAACTATTAGCAGTTACATTTGCCGCTCTTATATTACCAGTAAAGTTAGCAGTATTGCCCGATAGTTCTAAATTAACTGTAACATTTGGAGCAATAACATTACCAATGAAGTTTGCTGTGTTACCTTGTATATTAAGACTAACGTTTGCGTTACCACTTACAACAACATCAGTTAAGTATGTTGTGTTTGATAGTGATATACCACTGGCATTTGATGATATATTTTGATCGCCAATAAGAATACTACTACCACTTAGAAATAAATCTTTCCAACGATTTGTAGCATTACCTAAATTAAATGTTACATTAGCTGAAGGAATTAAATTACCAGTAGTTGTACCAGAAATTTCTAAATTACCAATATTAGCTAAACCAAGCGTTTTTAAGTTAGCACCAGTAATATTAGCATTAGCATTAATATTTGCGTTAGCTTCAATATTACCAGTGACATTTACAGTGTTAGCTAAATTAGCAATACCATCAACATTTAATGAAATTAGATTGCCAACTGCAGTGATATTTGCTTGATTAGAACTAGTAGAGTCAAATACACCATGAAAGAAATTAGCAGTTGCTAGATTGCCTAAATTAGCATTAGAAGCATTAACATTACCACCAACTGTTAATAAATTAGAAGTTTTATCAAACGTAAATCCAGCTACCCCACCAAACGCATTACCATCATTAAACTGAACATATGTGTTTGCCCCAGCTGCATTAGTCGTGAATACGTAAGGAACGCCATTTGCGTAATAGATGTGGTCTGTTCGTAAATTTCCAACATTTGCAGTGTCAGAAACGTACAAATTAGCTGTTAGATTAGCATTACTTGTGGTAATGTCACCGTTTGCTAGTATAATATTAGCGGCATTTTCCCCTACTGAGAAGCCGCCGATTGAGTTAAATGCTTTAATTGCCATGGTAATTTCCTTTTATAAGTGTATTTATGCTAAGGTTGATATAGTTACTTCGCATATTGTATGATCATCATGTTATATTTCGTTAAATTAATAGAGTCTGGAGTCACTACTAATTGAACCGTATCAGGTGATCCCGCCTGATAATTTACTGAAAAACTCCCTACACCACCATTGATGTAGAGTCCAGAATACTCATTAAATACCACCTCAGTTCCTAAAACTGCGGCAGCTATTTTTGCTGTTTGTCTCGTATTACTTGTTGCGTCTGTGGAAATAATAGTAAAATCTATTGCTGATATATTAGCCATCGATGTTGACCACAAGACTTGATTAGGTGTCGTAGCGGCCGTGGTAGCAAAATATACAGTTGAATGGTAAAATTCATTAACCCCAACACCCATTTGGAATGTGTTTGCTATAACATTATTAGCAATAGCTACATTACCTAAAGTAGCATTGGCCGAAGTAATATTACCGGATGCGGTAAGTGTTACCGTAGATATTAAATTAGCCCCGGTAATATCTCCGGCTACCCCAGTAGTAGATATATTACCAAATACACCGTTAGCGGCAGTAACATTACTAGAAACATTAAGATTACCGGTAATGTTCCCTGTACCGGTTAAGGTTAATATATTTCCCACATAATCAAACACGAAGGCATTACTACCGTTAACATCCCCATCAAAGTTAAATAACACTTGTGTGTTAGAACCAATACCTGTAATATTACCATTAACGTTACCAGTAAACGTTCCAGTAAAATTACCATTCATATTAGTAGCATTAATATTTCCGCTAGCGGTAACGTCACCGTTGGATATAACTACATTAGAGGTAGAATTACCTACAAATAGGTTAGTTAAGTTACCAACACTAGTAATGTTTGGTTGGCTTGCACTGGTGTTATCAAATACACCATGAAAATAATTACTAGTTGTTAAGTTACCCAAATTAGCATTACCGGCTGCTATATTACCTGTTACATTAATAATACCAGAAGCATTGAGATTAGTTACGTTAGCAGTACCAATAACATTTAATAATTGAGTACTATCATCATATGTGAAATTAGCACTTGCACCAAAGTTAGTATTACCATCATTATATTGAATATATGTATTAGATCCGGCAGCTTCTTGTAAGTCCCATGGTTGACCATTTGCATATAGTAAATAATTTGTGCGTAAAATACCTACATTTGCTGTATCAGCAACAGACAAATTAGCTACCACACTTATAAAATTAGCTGTTGCTATATTACCCAAATTAGCATTACTAACACTAATATTACCAGCAACAGTTAATAATTGAGTAGTATCATTATAAGTAAAGTTGGCACTAGCACCAAAGTCTCCGTTATCAGCATTATATTGAATTTGAGTAATGAGACCGGCCGCTTCTTGTAAATCCCATGAACTTCCATTTGCATATAAGAGATGATCTGTTCTTACATTACCAATAAGTGCAGTATCAGCAACATAAAGATTACTTGATATGTTAGCATTGCCAGTAAGTAATAATAATTGAGTACTATCATCATACGTGAAGTTAGCACTTGCACCAAAGTTAGTATTACCATCATTATATTGAATCTGAGTATTAGAACCTGCGGCTTCTTGTAAGTCCCATGGTTGACCATTTGCATATAAGATATGGTCTGTTCTTACATTACCAATAAGTGCAGTATCAGCAACATAAAGATTTCCTGATATATTTGCAGAATTTGCATCAACTACATTTGATGATACGTTGGCATTAATATTACCAGCTGTTAATGTACCAGTTATAGTTAAATAACCTTGAACGTTAACTCCGTCACCGGTAATCACCATTGTAGTGTTGCCAACGGACGTTAGATTAATATTACCATCAATATTTGGAATATTAATATTACTGTTTCCGTTACTGATGCCTGACCCGGTTGGTACATCTGCCCAAATTAAATTACCTGAACCATTTGTTTGTAGATAGTATCCATTAGAACCACCGGTAATAGTAACGTTACCAACATTACCTAAATTACTTAAAGCATTAACAGTAAAATTTCCATTAGAAAATAAAGATGATGTTACTTGTACATTTCCAGTACCATTTGGGGTAAGATATATGTTACTGTTTGTAGTTATAGTACTGATAGTAGTATCGGTAAAGTTTAAATTACCAATATTAGTATTACCACTAATGTTACCACTAGGTTGATTAGTTACACCAATCAAACCAACATAACGAAAACCCACAACATAAACGCTTTTACCTGTAATAGGACTGGCAATTTGACTTGGTACAGTTGCACCATTAAAATTCAATACACCAGATTGATAATCAAAGAACCATGTATCATCTGAGCCAGAACCAGCTTGGAATAATTTAGTACCCGATGTTTGCGGGTTAGTTACACCAGAGTTAGCTACATATACTTGTATTAGGTAGTTGTCACCAAATTGAGTTGGTACCCAATTAGTTAAATTAGTTTGCCATGTTTGATTGTCAGGTGCAGTTAAATCTTCTGTACATTCTACACTAGGGCTAAAACTACCTACACCGTCTTTATAAACTTCAATAATACTATTAGTAGACGTAGGAGGAGAGGTAGTTATCTGACCACTTTGCATCCAAACAAGATCGCCACGATATAGTAACGGGCTAGGAATATTCTCATTGAAGGCTTGTTTACTAGTTGGTTCTGCGGTTTTAGTTACCCCGTAACCAACCTTTTTCCACAAATAGTCTATCTTTTGTGATTCGTTAAACGTTGCGGCCATTACGTTTCTACTCCTATCTGTAAATCAGTTATAGTTTGACCGGATGCCAACGCAATTCTAATTAAAATATTATTACCAAAACTTCTAGATGCATTCTGTGAACCAAGTGTCATGGTGTATCTTACATTTGATATCTGTGTATTCAATGGTATCACATCAGCCCCAGTTAAAGCACATCCGTTAGTACCAGCGGGATTACCACCTGTATTACTATTACCCGGTACACCCGCACCATTGTATTGTTCATATCCAGTTAACCATCCGTTAATTGTACTAGTGGGTCCTGGATTACCCGGTACATTAGCACCAAATCCACCTGTGTCAATAGATGTTCCCGGTGCAGCTACCCATAACCCTGATATACCAGTTGAGCCGGTAGTTAATATAACATCAAAGTTAGCCAAGCTAGGTCTTACAAATGCAAAAGTAAAATATTGTAATCCTGATCGACCGGTTGCTAAATCTGGTCCAATTGGTAAATATCCAGTAGACAAGTTTACAGCATAATGTTTTAATACACCATATCTAACTACTGCTTCTGGCGTACCTGCAATAGTTTGAGCACCTGTCCAAGCATTGCTGGTATAATAATTTGTACTTCCACTAAACGCCGGTGTGTTACCTGCAGTACTCAAAACAACACGAATCGCAGGTTGTGTATTACTTGCTACATTAGCAGGTATATTTGCTTCATTAAAGCCAGAATTTGCACCAGCATACATTTGTATTTTTGTAGGCAATTGAATTGTTGTACTAGTACCAACTACGTTGAATATGTTTGCCGCTAATGTTGATACCCCGTTAACAGCACCGTTAAGCAATACATTCATATTACCCATTGAATAGTTAGTTGAAATACCAATGTTAGCTTTAACATTAGATCCAGTCAACATAGAATTAGCACTATTATCAATTTGTGCTAATGTTTTAGTTTGTGTGGCTATGACTGATCCAGAACCTTCATATGATGTACCAGATGCTACTGTGAATGGATCAGCACTACGGAATGTTTGTCCTGTAAAGTTCTGTAATTCTAAATTAGCTACAGTTATTGCCGGCGATCCAGTAGCACTATAGTAAGGGATACCAGAAATATAACGATATGTTCCTGCAGTAGCAGTAACCATTATTGTATTTGTGGTAATTAAACTTGGTGCAGAATTTAAGTTATCTTTTACCATTCCAATAGTATTGGTGTTACCTGTAGTTGAATGACGTAATTGGAAATCATTATAACCATTACCCAAACTAGCTAATGTATTGCTAATTGTAGCTGAGAATACTTTATAGAATCCTGTAGGAACAGCGGCATTTGCTACGTGTAAATCTCTATCTGCTGATACTATCAATGAACTATATGTTCCAACAGCATTTCCCACATTACTGAATGACGTATTACCACTAGCAGTATTATTTACATAAGCAGTTAATGTGCCTGTAAGTGATGTGTTAGCATTAGTTACTTGTGTACTAGTTGATACCGGTGTAGTTGTAGCAATACGTGTAACTGCTGTACCATTAGCTAATATATTTCCACCAGTATTATCAGCCGCTCCTGCCGCTAATAACGGACTAGTACCTTGACTTGATGTAGCAATAGTAACATTAGTGAAACTACTTAGATTAGCAGGAGCTGTTGGGTTAGCTAAAATAGTAATATAATTTGTTTTTGTATTTGTATTACTTTGTAAAGTAGTTCCTGGAGTACCGTTTGCTTGTAATGCCACAGTCTTACCACCAATAGTAGGTGATCCATAATCGTTAAGATATGAGTGTGTAATATTAGCACGACTTGTTAGGCCTGTGTTACTTGTAGTATCACCCCATGTCCAATTAAACACGTTACCAGTAAAATTAACGTTAGGTGATGTATCATTACTGAAGTTAAACAAGCTTCTATCACGACCTAAATAGTCAGTAAACAAGTAACCAACCTGAGCGTTAGAAGTATAACCAGTAGCGTCAGTTTGAGTATTGGCTGTTCCTGTAAAGTTAGCTCTAACTTCCGGTTCAACTGTAATTGTAATATTACTAGATATGAATGGGCTAGTACTATACCCGGTGTATAGTGAAAGATTTGTTACATAACTTACTGTAGTGGCAGCATTTTGTTGTACTGAACTCAAAGCAAATGCGTGAGTAATATTAGCCGCTCCTGGATTACCAGCAAGTCCTGTTTGAATATTAATGTTACTATTAGCGGTACCGTCTCCCCAACGATAGTTATATAATTGTTGTGCACCAAAGCTAGCAGTATTACCCGGACTACCCGGAGTATCATTTCTAAAACTAATTACACCACCTGAAGTAGCAAGATAGTTAATTGTTGAAGTAGCATTGGCTGAGAATGCAGGACTTTGCGGAGAATATACTTTAACATTAGTATTAGCTGTTGTAACACTATACGGAGGTGCATTACCTGCTGTTTGATTTGTACCAGTTAAATTAATTCCATATATAGTATCAACGTTAGCAGAATTAATATATCTATGGGTGTTAGTTGTCCAAGAGTTACCTGGGTTAACAGCACTATTACCATCACCATAATTAATTGTATATGATGTAGCATACAAACTTGTATTAGTTAGTGTAACGTTACTACCAGTATCTAAACTAGTAGGAGTAGTTGTAAATGATGGTATTGGTAATGGTGTATATAATGTTATATAATTTGTATTAGTTGATGTAGCAGTTGAGCCTTTTGCTCCATTAGCCGCATTACCACCATATGTACCGTTAACATTGTATGCTGTAAATGTAACTGTAAATTGTCCGCCCGATGTATTACTATATGTTTTTGTAGGGTTGCGTAATGTGCTAGTTGTACCGTCACCAAAATCCCAAAGATAATTTGTGGGATTACCAATATAGTATCCGTTAAATGCTACTGTTATCGGGCTAGGTCCTGATGTAGTATTTGCCCCAATGTATATATTACCTACAAACGTATTTCCAGCAATGTTTAAGCTAACCTGATTTAAATCATCTAATCCATCAGTAACATATGTACCGGTAGTCCAACCATTGTATGCTACATTGGTTGTTAGATCACCGTCAGTAGGTGTCCCTAATATAATAGAGTTACCTATAACACCTGAAATGTTACCTCCACCAATCCAAGTTAGATTGCCAGTACCGTCTGTACCTAATAGATATCCTGCAGTTCCGCCACCAATGTGTACATTAGAAACACTTCCTAATGCTACGTTAGCAGTATTTGAGAAGTTAACTGTACCAATTGATGTTAGTCCAGTTAGATTACCCACACTTGTTAAATTACTAGTGATAATATTTGAATTTAATGATGTTCCTGATAAGTTAGCCGCATTAGCAGTAATTGTTACATTGCTAGCGGCAGTTAGTTGACCTTGTTGGTTAACTGTAAATGTAGCAACAGTGTCACTACCACCGTATGTATTGGGTGTTACTGCTGTATTACTAATATTAAATTGATTGCCAATTAATGTGAGTCCTGTACCAGCAGTGTATGAACCTGCACCAGAAAACTGTACAAATATAATTGGTGTTGTACCCATTACAACCGGTGAGTTTGTTGTACAAACCCAACCAGTATCAGCATTAATTGTACCATACTCAACAAAGGTAAACGCTCCTGGAATTTCACCACTCGGTGAACCATTATCAAAATCATTAGACCGTGTTAATACAAAAACTGAACTTACACTACCGGTGTCTGTGACTACATATATACCATTATAAGGATCATTGGCACCTGTTTCATTTTTAATTAATACACGACTATTAACAACTGGGGAACCACTGTCAAGTTCCAATGCTCCATTACTAGTTGCGGTAATAGTTGCTCCGACGCCACTTGATCCGTTATTATATGTATATGCCGGTAATGAAGTTGAACTAGCATAGGTTACAGATGCTTTTGGATCTAGTCCTTGGGCAACTGCGTCAACATAACCTTTAGTTGCAGCATCTTGATTATTTACAGGCTCAGCTAAACTTGTAATGTTTTGGCTGTTCATGTTTACATTGCCACTGAAACTTCCTGTACCAGTAGCAATAAAGTTATTTGTTCCTAAATTACCTACGTTAGCATTACCGATAAAATTAGCTGTATTTCCGGTTAAATCAAACGCAATATTTGCGTAGTTTGATGTTACTAGGTTACCTAAATTAGCATTACCTGAGGTTAAATTAGCAGTGATATTTGCTGTATTAGCATTTAAATGCTCTGCTACATTTACATAATTTGCTGTTGCTAAATTACCTAAATTAGCATTTGCAGAAGTTAAATTACCAATAAAAGTAGCTATATTACCATTAAGGTCATACGCAACGTTTACATAATTTGCTAGTGCTAGGTTACCTAAATCAGCATTACCTGAGGTTAAATTAGCAGTGATATTTGCTGTAGTTGCGTATACACCGTTTGATGTGTTTAAATTTGCACCAGTTATATTACCTAATGCAACAATAGTTTCGCCCACATCTAGTTTATTAGTGATATTTGCGTTACCGTTTACTAATAAACCACCAGATGAAATAACCACCACGTTACTAACAGTATCTACACTTATGTTAACATTTGAATTTGCATCTATTATAATACTACTACTACCATTTAAGATACTAGCTGTATTAGAATTACCTGTTCCTATTACAGTAAATGTGCCACCTAATGGGTTTGTTAACGCAATTCCATCAGGACCTGATGATATTGTAGAACCGTTTAAATCAATTGTATTACCTGATACATATAAATCTTTCCAACGTTGTGTTGGACTACCTAAATTATATGTTAAATTAGAACTTGGTAATAAATCTCCAGTTACTGTTAAATCAAACTCTGTTACTGTCAATGTAGTGTTGCCATTGGCTGTAAGAGTTATATTACCATCTGTCGTTGGTATTTCTATATAACTACTACCATTAGCAAGTCTGCCAATAAAATTACTAGCAGTTATATTACCTGTTGCGTTAATGTTCCCATCAACTATAACAACATTTGATGTGGTATCACCTACTGTTAAATCTGTTAAATTACCTAATGTATGAATATTTGGTTGATTACTATCTGTAACTTGACCAGCAAAATTTGCAAAATTTGCATCAATCCCAGCCCATGTACCATCACCATAAAGAACATTTGATACATTACCATCTAAATTAATAGTAGCAATATTACCAATACCCGATACGTTAGCAACATTTACTGAATAAGCAGTTCCTGCAATATTTGCATAGTTTGCGTTTGCTACAGCTCCGCTTACATTAGCACCCTGTATATTACTTAAATTATTACCTGATCCAATAAAGAAATTTGCTCTTACTACATTACCCAAATTAGCATTGCCGGCTGTTAAATTACCACTGAGGTTAGCTGTGTTTCCGTTTATCTGGTAAGCAACGTTTACATAATTAGCTGTGGCTAGATTACCTAAATTAGCATTATTAAATTGTGTATTTCCTAATACTGTTAATAAATTAGTAGTATTGTTAAATGTAAAATTAGCACTAGCACCAAATTCACTATTATCATTAAATTGAATCTGTGTGTTATTTCCAGCTGGATTTCCACCTAAATCCCATGGACTTCCATTTGAATATAACAAATTATTTGTACGTAAATTCCCTACATTTGCAGTATTAACAACATTAATATTTCCCGAAACATTAACATAATTTGCCGTTACTAAATTACCCAAATTAGCATTATCAGAAGTTAAATTACCGGTAACTGTTAAACTTGTTAAGTTACCAATACTAGTTATATTAGGTTGAGCATTAGTGTAGACTGTACCTGCTACCAGTGAGTTAGCTACTTGTCCTGTTACATTAGCACCTGTAATTGATGTTAATCCAGAACCGTTTCCTGTAATATTAGTAACAGCTAATGTTTTAGTTGTATTATTAAATGTAAAGTTAGCACTAGCACCAAATGCGTTACTATTATTAAATTGAACCTGTGTGTTACTACCAGCGGCATTAGTTGTGAATATATACGGGTCACCATTTGCGTATAAAATATTATCCGTTTTTATAGTATCAGTAGTAGTGTTGCCTTGAACTGTAATACCATCTGATTTGATAACAACTACATTAGCTGTTCCATTAACACCGGCTGTTATGTTTCCATTAAAATCTGCAATGACTACATTACTTTGACCATTACTGATTGCTGAACCAGAGCCAGGTGGTGACCATTGTAGTAAACCATTTCCATCAGTTGATAGTAAATACCCAGTACTACCGCCGGTAATAGTAACATTAGATACTGGTCCTAAATTACTTAACCCAGTGACATCTATGTTTGGAACTGTAACTAAATTTGTTACATCGTTAAATGTTAAATTTGAACTACCAGCAAATAATCCATCATTACTATATTGAATACTAGTATTAGGACCTTGTGGGTTTCCACCAGCATTGAACGGTCTTCCATTGGCATAAAAGTAGTTTCCAGCATATACATTAGCGGCTGCAACATTACCAGATGTGACTAATACGTTAGTAACTACATTGCCATTGGCATCAATTACTGGTACAGGTGGAATACCTACTGAGTACCCACCTAACGAATTAAATTTATCTGCTGACATCTAGTATCCTGAATAATAGTTATTATATATTTATCTTTTCCTAGTTGGTAAAAAGCACAAAAAAAGCACCCTGGAAATCTTTTTTCTAAATACACTATGCTCACACGACAACAACCAAGACCACTCTGCGAAAATTGTAAAGTAACACTATCAAAAAGTAATGGTACTAGCAAACATGGCTTTAAGAAGTGGCACAGATATTGTGTTGAATGTAGTAAAGCCGCATACAATCCAAAACATGGTTATCTATTACATAAGAAAAACAAATGTGAAAAGTGTGGATTTATACCAGAAGATAAATGCCAACTTGACATTGTATATAAAGATAACAATAAAAAGAACAAAGAGAAAACTAATTTGAAAACTCTATGTGCTAACTGTAATAGAGTGTATCAAAAAAAGTTAAAAGAAAAACGTAAAAGTATATTAGATATCACAGTTGATACTGACTATACTTTATAAGTAGATTGTTTTTAAGTGTAACCGTAACTTGCGGCTGCTAATCCGTTTCTAACAGTACCCACACCTGTAGTATCTGTGGCAACTACTCCGGTATTTGATACTAGATTGGTTATTGATAGTGCGGTCGGGTAAGTAGTAAATCCATATCCAAAGATAGCAGTATCAATTCCATATCCTGCAGCCGCAAGTTGTTGTCTATCAGTACCAACTCCTGTTGTATTAGTAGCAACTACACCTGTGTTTGATACTAGATTGGTTATTGATGTTGGGCCAGATCCATATCCAAAAATAGCTTTATCTGTGCCATACCTAGCTGCGGCTAGCCATTCTCTAGCAGTACCTACACCTGTAGTATCTGTAGCTACTACACCTGTATTTGATACTAGGTTGGTCATTGATGCCGAGCCGCTACCATATCCAAATATTGCTTTATCGGTACTATACCCGGCAGCTGATAATCCATATCTAGCAGTACCAACTCCTGTAACATCATTACCAACTACGCCGGTGTTTGATACTAGGTTGGTTAATGACAGTAAACCGGTATTATATCCATATCCAAATATAGCTTTGTCTGTTCCGTATGTTGCAGCACTAGGGCCAAATCTTACAGTACCAACACCGGTTACATCATTGCCTACAACACCGATATTTGTTACTAGATTGGTTATTGCTGTATATGCAGGACCGGTATCTCCGTATCCAAATATAGCTTTATCACCTCCATAGCCTGCGGCAGCTAATTGCAATCTAGCTGTACCTACCCCAGTAGTATCTGTAGCAACAACACCGGTAGCTGATACTAAATTAGTAATAGCTGTTGCCGGTTGACCATATCCAAATATAGCCTTATTACCTGCCGGTGGAGCTGGTGGCTCAATACTAACCCCACCACTTATTGTCATTCCGCTAAAGTCCATAATATGTTATCCTTTAACATATTTATCAAAAAATCATAGCCAACAAAAAAGCACTACGAATAGTGCTTGATTGTAACTTCCCATCCCATTGAGATATTGTATTTATGCTAGTTTACGCTTTTTACGAACTCCAACTATATGCACCGTTCTTATTTTGAATACCTACATCAGGTGATGCAAATGTTATGTGTGTACCTTTACCATAACCGAATGACTTATGTAGGGCTTTACCAAACTTAGTAAAGCAAAACTGTTTTTCTCCTGGCATCCATGTATCATCAAATAATAACACTTCAAGTTGCATTAGTACATGCGACATTGGAATTTTATCATCTTCTAAGTCTTTTGATAATACTACTAAGTAGGCGTGTTGTTTTTTGTCGTTTTCAATGTAAATTCTAGTTAGCCCGTCGTATGACCATTTACCAGGATTAATCCCATCAATTTCCCATTTTAATATATTTTCAATTTCAGGATGCACCCATTCTAACTTTTCAAACTGAATAAGCACTGGGGTAATCATTTCATATGTGACTTGTTTTTTCATTTTACAATAATACGGTTGTTAATCAGTAGTCATACTAACACTTATTACTGGTATTGTCAGCTATTTTGGGTAAACATATATACGCTGTTGCTGACAATTGGGTCCGTGACCATACATCTTGTAATGACTTTCTCTCATTGTTTTACCGCATACTTCACATGTTTTCATTACTTTGTTCTTTTCTTTGGTCTCACTTATTTTTTGTTTCTGCTTCTCATCCATTGGAATATTTTTGTTTTTAGCAGTTTTTCCTTTTTTAGCTTTACTAATATTCTCTGCTCTTTCTTTGGTACAACCTTTACCGAACATAGGATTATTACTACCAGATTTAGCTTTGGACATTTTTTTACGGTAGGCTTGCGTTCTTATACCTTTTTTCTTACCAATATTTGACTTACTAAGTTTGTCTTTGTGGTCTGTTGTTTTGGGTTTATCTTTATGTGTTTCACTAATCTTTTTAGCACCTGCTTCAGTAAGTATTTTTTTACCGGCTATATTCCCGTTCAACCATTTATCTTGTCGTTCTAATACACGACTGCGAGTTAGTACTCTTGTTTCCCAGTCTGCCATTTCTTCCACAGTGTCAAAGGTTCTGCGTATTTCATATTCAAAGGCTTCTTTACCTTCAGCTTTAATAATGTTATTGATATTCACACTACTAGTGGTGTAATGTTTCCAAAAATCTTCTTTAGGAGTTCTGTTCAGTGTAGTGAAGTTTTTACATCTACTTCCGTAATATACTTTACCTGTTGTTTTATGTTTCACAAGATAGGTGTAAGGTTTTACTTTGTTTATTTCTTTCATACTACTATTTATCTGTACCGCAACATCACCTATTTTTCATGAGGTAAAAAAAAAACGCACCGAAGTGCGTTTTTTGATTTGATAACATCTGAAAGATATTAGCGTGTACTGAATTTCACTGAAAGGTGAGATTTTGTACGGCTATTTCTCCCACGTAATCGGCAGCATTACCGAAAGAACTTGCGGTGTTGGTTAATTCAATGTACCCGTAACGTGTCATAAATGATACGACTGGTTCGAATGTTGATGGATCTAGAACAACACCACTGCTCATCAATGGAATGTATGGGCAATAGAATGCGGCTGCATCAGTCTCTGAAGAACCTTTATAACCAACCAATACTGGAATAGTATCTGCGGCATAAGAGTCAACGAACACACGCATAGCGCCGTTCAATGTACCAACGAACTTAGTGTTAGTTGGAGCTTCGAATGTACCTTCTGTAGTACGAGCAAAAGCACTAGTAGTTGCAGACTGTAGAACAGTTAGTGCAGCACTAGAAACAACAGCCCAGTTACCAGCACCACGACGTGTGCGTTGTGCGATCAAGTTAGCAACACGATTGATAAGAACAGCTAGTGCAGCGTGTTCGTCACCAACGTAAGTAGCTGTACCAGATACAGTAGCTTGGTTGTATGTATACTCTGTACTTGCTAGAGTACGCAATGACAAGAGAATCTCTTGGTCGATCTCAGCAGTAATTTCTTGTGCTAGAGCGGCCATGATTTCTGCCTCAACGTCAATACCATGTTGGCTTTGAGCGTCTTGAGCAGCTTCGAATGTCCAGCGAGCTTGTAACTTACGTGATTTAGCTTCAACAGCTTGACGTAGAATTTGAACGCTGATTTGCTTACCACCGTTGCCTTCAAGGGCAGCAGTATCGTTAGCAGTATAATAGCTAGATGTTGTTGCATCACTCTTGCTACGTGAGTAAGCTTGAGCAATCAAGAATGGACTCAATGCCTCTTGACCAGCTGTAACGCTAGTTTGAGCGGCACTATTGTCTGTTAATGACTGAGCATAACGTACACGTAGTGTGTGAATTTGACCAACTGGTCCTGTCATTGGCTGAACGCCTACCAATTCGTTAGCGATAACGGTTGGCATGACACGACGAATAACTGGAAGAATCACACGGTTTAGTGTAGCGATATTACCAGATGTTGTAGTACCGGCTGAAGATTCAGCTAGTAACTGTTTTTTGGTGTTTTCTAAAATAACACCCATTGTTGAACGGCGAGTTCCTTTTAAGCCTTCTAACAGAGCTTCTTTGGTCTCGTCCCAACGG